GATATGATTGATCATATTGAAATTAAAATAGTAAGAACAATACAATCAGAGCAAGAAGCTATTGATATAAAAATTGGTGAGCCATATTTGGTTTCAGGAAAAATTGATAAGATTAGAATCAGCGATGCTGGTAGGAGTATTAATCATTACGGAATTTACTTATATATAAAGTAGACATGTCTTAAGGGGGTCAAGATGAAATATTCTGTTTTTATTCTATTATTAATTACGTTTTCTTTCTCTATTTACTCTGATAACCAAAAATTAAGCATAACTGAATCACCACAGGATTATAGCAGTGAGTACAGACAAAAGGAATATCTAGAAATTATTAAACTCTTTGAATCACTATTCAATAAAGAATATAATGATGATATTCAAAAAGAAGTTGAATCACTTTTTAAAAGTTTCAAAGGAAAATCCCTTACTTTTTCTTCTTTGAAACGGGAAGGTAGTATTCATAAGTTATCAAATACTTATGTTTTTACAAGTGGATATAACGATTCCTATTTGAATAGACTTAAGAAAAATTCTAAGAACAAAAAAGAGTTATATTTAACAAAATTTTCTTTTCCATCGATTTATAAAAATACAGGATACAATGAAATTCCGGATGATATAGATAAGTATATATCTGAAAGACCTCACCTAAAAATAGTAACGATTGCTGAAATGGAAAGAGAAGCTTTATATTCAATACTTAATGAAGGTTATAAGAAATATGCAATTTCCGGTAAGATAGATCATTTACAATATCAAGATAATCCTCGTAGGTTACTTATTTTTATAAAGTAGTAGAAGATTCTTGGGGTTGAACAAAAAGCTTAGGTGCTTTATTGATTGTAATCTTTCCATTTCGAGGTAAATGAATCACAGATTCTATCAAAGAATCAATTCTAAAGATTTTCTGAAACTGTATTAAACGATTATCATCTTTTTCTTTCATAGTCAAATCATGACTAAAAACTAAACGAATATCAAGTTATTTTTTATACAAGGATTTGACATTCATTCGAAAAAAACTAAATCCTTTTACTATTTCAACTTGAATTGATAAGAAACCCATTGTATAAAACTGAATTTTCCGTTAAAGAAATAATAATGTTTCTTTAATTTTTGAAGCCTCATCTTCAATCGCTCCGAAGTCGTACTACTTGGTGTAGATTTCAAGAGGATTTTTTATTGTTACGTTTAATAAATTCTACAGCTTCTCCATATGCAGAGGAAAAGTTGTCTTGGATATTTTCAAAAGCCTCTATCCATTTTGGCATAGAGGTAGGTTCGTCGTGATTATGATCTTCCATTTCTCGAACAGCTTTGTTAAGCGTTTCTAAGTTATGTTTAGGTTCCTTAAATTTCATCAAAGGATCCAGCGCGCTCATAATTTCTCCTTCGTAAGAGGCTTTCTTTGAAACTTTATCAATCTAATGATAGTTTCCCAGATCAAAACATTTAAAACTTATTGGTTTAGACCATTTTTCTGGTCTATAAGTGACTTATAGACACAAATAACCGATCGTGTCATCCTAAGACATGTCTACTTTATATATAATTTAATATTCCCTGCAGTTCCGTAGATGTCGTCTTCAAATTTAAAGCGATCAATTTTACCAGAAACATTATAATAGTTATATGATTTAATTTTTAAAGCCTCATCTTCAGATGTTAGAATTTTTACTATTTCTAACTTATAAAATTTTTCTTTAGAAATGCCAAGGTATTCATAATCACTATAATAGCTAAACTCAGCTAGAAAATTCCCAGTTTTCTTTTCGCATTTTTTTCCACATCCCATCATCAAATAACCCCATGCTGCAAGTTTAATAAATGGATTATCTTCATCCATTTCAGCATACAATTCTTTTGTTTGAGGATCAGTCATTAGTTTGCGAATATAACTTTTTATTGCTTTTTTTCCGTAATCCGAAAGCTCAGTCTCTTCGGTTACAGATTCGTTTTTTATGGAAGCAAACAAAATAGGTAATCCTTTAAGCTTTGCATTTAAAGATATAATTTCCTTTTGTTGTAATTTTTTCTTCTTTGTTCTCAAGACGTCGTTATCTTCTCGCTCAACTTTAAATTGATTTATTGATTCAAAGAGTTTGATCGTTTTTAGATATTCATCCTTTCGTTTGTTTCTTTTCTCCTGCTCTTCGATCTTTTCTTGTTGTTTATCTGCTAAAGTTTCACGATCTTCTTCGGGTTCTTCTTGTTGTGATTTGGAAGAATCATTGTTAGCTGTTTGGTTATCAGAGTAGAGAGAGAAAGAAAACGTAATTAATAATAGAATAAAAACAGAATATTTCATAACTGACCTCTTTAAGACATGAGTAGGGTTAAAATTCAACAACCACTGGTCAATGATAAAAATACTTGATTATTTAAAATATATCTGAACTTGTCCACACCCTGTGAACCGAAAGCTATTTGATTCTTTTACTAATCAAAAAAAAGTTCAATTCGCTAATGGAAATGGGCCAAATGCAGTTCAAAATGGATTTGAATTAGCGGAAATAGAAACTTTGTATTCAGGACTATTTAAATACCGTGCCGATGTAAGACTATTGACTGGAGAAAAATACAAGAAGATTAGATTGCCTGGTCCATATTACGGGATAACTGGATTTTTTTCAGGGCACAAGCATGGATTTAAAACAGGACAATTATGCCTTATCGGGTTTATTCAAAATAGAAGAGACAATCCAATCATATTGGCAATTTACCCATTTCCGGCCGGGGTATCCACTCAAACGAATTTAAGTAAAAATTTAGATTATGATAGCGAAGAAGTTTCTAGTGGGCACGAATCTGGGCACAAGACAGTTTGGACAGAAAACTTATTGAAACATGTTGATAAATTAAATCAGATAAGATTTCAAATTGATTTATCAATCCCACCCACCGTGAATAAACTTGAACATGCTACACAAGGAGAAACTTTGAAAAAAAAGCTGGAAGACCTTATTGATATTCTATTAGAAATCTCAAATGCACTTAGCTCACTTACAGTAAATTGTACCGCACCTGGAAGTCCTTCTTTGCCACCGAACAATTTAAGTGCTTTTATTTCAGCTTCTAACAAATTGAATTCATTAAAAACAACTCTTCCACAAATCCTTTCTGAGGTTATCAAACATTTCTAATATGAATTTTTGGGATCATTTTTCAGAATCAGAACATGAGCACTACTCTTCTGAGGAAAGTGCTGGAACATACTTAAAATCAAGTAATACAAATTCCTGTGACTTTTGTTCATCACATTGGGGTACTAAAGTTAGGCTTTTTGCAAGTTACTCTGATTTTGAAAATTCAGAATATTTTGGAGGAGATGATACAGTTATACACGATCCGCATGGAGTGAAAATAGCTGCATGGCCTGGAAAGAATAATGTTGGGAGAAATGCAAAATCATATCAACTTTGTGCGCCTGTGCACCCTAATTGTGGATGTGAATTTAAAGATTATCGATTTTATACAGACGAATCAAAAACAGAAGAGTTAGAAGACTGGTATTCAAAATTGGAATTCTGATTTCTTATTCACCCAAAAGCGCAAAGAATAATTCCCTTGACACAGAGGTTTTCTCACGGTAAAGTAATTCTGTCGTCAGGAGAGGTGGCTGAGTGGTCTAAGGCAGCGGTCTTGAAAATCGTCGTGGTAATCCCACCGTGGGTTCGAATCCTACCTTCTCCGACTGCAAACCTTTGGAGACGTGTCTGAGTGGCCGAATTGGATAAGTTATAAAAAGAAATTCAATCTTAACTAATTGTTTTTTGGTCCCAATTTGGATCTAGTTTTCTTTTACCCCATTTAACTGAGATAGTCTGATCTGCTTTCCCGGTGCCTGGTATCCAAGTTACGTCTATACCAGTAATATAAAATCTAGGATCATAAATTTCAAGATCACCGTTAAGTGGTTTAGATTGCATTCCCCCGTCTTTATTTACTATTTCCAAAATCATGCCCTTGGAAATACCTCGAAAGTAACCACCCGAAAAAGATCCTGAAAAAATTCTTTCTCCAGTACCGAAAGTATTAAAGATCTTTGTTTGTATTTCATTCAGTTTTTGATTAAATAAACTTTGTGTAGCTGCTGTATCGACTTCTTTTGGAAAACCAGCCCCATCGAGAACAATAGATAAAACACGTTGACCAAACTCTGCAAGGAGTTGAGGACTATATGTGACCGGGTTTAACATAAGTCCCATGATATTATCAAAAATACCAACATTTACATGAACACCCGAAAAAATATCAGCCGTTGATTCTGTTAATTCAAAATTACTAATGAAGCTCTGATCCACTTCTACGACAAGACCTTGCATCGAATCTTTAGTAAGAGAAACAGAATCTAAGAATTGGAAAGGTGTCTTACGATATACAAGGGTCCCTATAAGCGTATCAGGAGAAGTAATTTTAACTGATTCAAATTTTTTAGGTATAAACAATGATTTCTTTTCGCCACTGATATAAAAATCAACAGACTGATCGTAATGAAAAAAAAGTTCATAGAGTGGAGGTTTTGCTAACGACTCCATTAAAGACCAAATGGAAAGATTGTTTCCAAAATTTTGAGAATTTAACCACTGAAGCGTATGCAAAAAAGCAATTGTATAGGGTTCTTGATCTAATCCTGATAAGGTATCAACCATTTGGAAAAACTCTCTTCCACCGTATTTGCCATTACTCAGTAAATGTTTAATTGCAGAATCCGCAAGAGACTGCATCATTAACGTTGGACTTTTGGCTTCTTTGATTGCATTTAGAACTGTTTGTAATGCAGTTTGCAATCTGTTGCCAGGTGATTTTGCTGCAACAGCAACAGGAATAGTGTTTGAAGGTGGTTTAGAATTATCGAAATCTATAAATAAAATTTGTGAGCTTATGGCCTCTTCCAACCCTTCCCCAGTAATACTGTATTCAGATTCTCCTCTTACACCTCCTCTATGACTACCATCGGATATACGACCTGCAAATTTTGTTTTGTCATCTTCGGTTATAACGACTATTCTACCAGGTCTAAATAATTCCCTTATACGTACTCTTTGACCATTAGTTGAAAAATCATTTCTAGCACCTTTTGGAAGATCGATTTTAAAAGAACCTCCAGATACAGAATCCCTAAAGTTAATACGCGCTATCATATTACTTGGAATCTCAATCGGAGATTCCATAGCAACAATCTCATCTAAACTATATCGTTTAGAAATAGATGTTGCTTCAAACGGAATGAATCCAAGTAAGAATACTCTAAAGGTTGGTTTAATAGCATGAATCATTAAAAATTACGACGCCTACGTAATTTAAAACTTCTGAAATCACCAATCGGACTTATCTGGACTTGATATTCAATCGTATCATCATTAAATTCGAAGGAAGTAATTGATGCGTCTTTTACTCCTAGATCAGATTGTAAATTTTGAATAATTCTTGAAGGAATCACTAAACTAAAAAGTTCATCTGGTGCAGTGCCAGGTTCGATACTTGCACCTATAGCAGTGTGAAAAGGGATTTGACCAGGTAAGATTCTAAGTTTATCTAAGCAACCGTCAATTAAGCAGTCTAAACCACTCGTTATTGCAAGATCCCCTGATTCAACTTCAATGTCATAATCATCCGTTAAACTTATATCTTCTCCAAAATACCATTTTTCTATAATTTCTTGCATCTTTTCGGGAGGTAGATTATCTAGAATACGATGTTCTGAGATTATGCCAGTATCTATTTGTGAGTACGATTTTTGAGACGGAACTCTAATTGATAACCCGACAATATCATCCCCTCTTCCAACTAGCAACATACCGTTGTCTCTGATTAAATCCTGAACACGTTCAGGAGATCCATAATAAAAATTTGATATGCTTTCGAGGGACATGTTTGGCTTTACAGTAATATATGCAAAGTTTTGTGAAATATTTTGGTTATTTACTAAAATCAAAGCAGCACTTACATCTGCAAGAGCCTGCTGAATGTCTAGGACTGAATTTACCATAGGGTCAATCGCAAGAATATATTCATTTTCCGGCACCACTGAGGTCGTAAAAATATTGTTATAAACCGAGGACGGCATTTCGGATTTATTTATTTCTTCCAAAGTAGAGTTGGATGTTATAGGAATTTGAGGGTTATCTAAAGATCCCATTTCCGGAACAATCTGGTTTGGAAAATAAACTTGATTCAAAAGCTCATGAAATTGATTTGTTTTTTTCTTAAGAGGTCCACCTGATTTAGCAATTTTATTTAATGTATTTTTATTTGTTATCTCAAACATCTTTAGATCATTTTTCATGGTCTCTGATAGACTAGCAATATCTTTGTAAAGATCAGTCACATTAGAAAAATACCTCAATGGCCCAGAAATGTCCGTTAGTATATTATCAAACACCGTGATTGCATTGTTTATTAAGGCTTTCGGATCCGGTAATGCAGGACGTCTGAAAGGAGCATTTGACGATAAATCGGCAATCCCAATTAGATTTAAGGACCAAACCCAAGTCAGCGGATCCTCGTTTGATTGTGAAATCTTAAATCCACCATGATCTGCAAATACAACTTCCCAATGTGCGTCTCGATCATAGTCATGAAAAATCATTACTACTTTTTCGAAATTAAAAGGAGTGTTCCCGGTTGCTTTCAGTTTTATATCATTCGCATTCGGAAAAAAAGGCGAGAATGTTGGAACTCTATTATCAGCCTTGGACTCATCTCTAATTTCGTGCATTAAATAAACAAGATCAAAGAAATCTAAATAACCGGATTTTTTTATTGGATTTATTCCCTCAAGTTCTTGTAATAACGCGTTACCAATTGCAGAAGCAGCGCCAGCAAGACTTCCAAAAGAACTTGTTGGTTTTCGCACAGGCTGCCCTTCGTATTGCTGCCAAATTTCGCCTGACAACAAAATATTACTGATTGAATTGCCATTATCAACGACTTGTGCGCCTCCATAGGTAGGTGTAACGGAAATATTATAATTATATGAATGTTCTTGGCGCGATAAACCAATTAAAAAGAAATACTCACCAAAAGAAATTGGAGTTACGCCTGACGCGGATTGGCGCATTTGAAATTCTAAACTAAATGCGCCGGTAGCTTCAAATCCACCAGTACCTCTTGTTACGCTTGTAGCTAAAGATCCCATTCCTTTCTAAAGCGAATGACAAGGAAACTACCATACTACAACTGCAAGTATTTTTTAATTGATTTTTTTCCGGCAATTATCTCTTGTCCACTTCCCATGAGCGATCCAAGCCCATATACTCTTAGGACCTTTTCTGGAATTTTTGCAAATTTTGTAAGTTACCTAGTTTCGGCTAATGTAAGACTTACAAATTTTAAACCAGGTTCTCGAATTCGTACAATCCTAGAAGCGATAGCAGCAGCATTATCTCGTATGAGTTCAGAATTTTATTCTGCTTATTTATATGCCATGAGAAATGCTTGTTATGAATCTTTTGGTTTTGGGCTTCTTGAAGGAAAAAAATCTACTGGATTTATAAGATTCGAAAAATCAGGTCTAACGTCAAATTATAGTATTCCAATATTTACAATTTCACTTTTCGGCCAAGTGTATCAAACAGTTGGTCCAGTAACATTAGTTGTAAGTCATACATCGATTGACATAGATATTCGTGCGGTAGAACCAGGCACACAATACAATATCGATTCTCTTGGCATTGATACAAACTTAGGTCGTGGTGATATTTTTCAAACTTCCGATCCAACCGTTGTAATTGATTTTGATCGTATTTTTAATCCCTACCCAATATCCGGAGGAACTGACAAGGAGACAGAAGAAGAGCGATTAATTAGATGGCAAGAATTTGTTAATAATTTAAGTAGATCTACATTAGCCGGAATCCTATCAGGAGTGAAATCAATTTCTGGAATTGTTGATTGTTATGTAACCGAAAACATAAACCCGAATAGTGGACAGCCAGAGACAGGTTGGATTAATATTTATGTATCAGATGGTACTAGTAATACTGCACCAAATATTTTACAAACTGTAAGAGATAAAATATCCGGATTGTTAAATAGTTCAGATTTTGGTTATAAGGCTGCTGGGACTCGCCTTTTTGTAAGTAATCTTAATATTCAGCCTATTTCATTTAATTACGAACTAGACGTTTTAATTTCTACTCAACTTTCAGATTCACAACTCATATCAATTGTAAGCCAAAGTTTTGCAAATTATGTAAACCGATTAAGAAACGGAGAAGATGTAATTTTTGATCGATTAAAAGGTGTAGGTATTAATGCGCACCCAGATATACAAAGAATCCGATTTGTAGGACTCTCTTCGGATATAGTTGTTTCTTCTGGATCAGTTCCTAAAATCGGCGGAAGTGGTGGTGGAACAATTGTATGCAATTTGATTAATAGGATTAGTCCACCGTGATCGATAAGTATCTATCACTCTTCAATAAATCTGGAAAGGTATTTAGAGCCTTATTTTATGATCCTGATCGTACAGAAAAGAGTAAAATTCAAAATATAAACGATATTAATAAAGGTGCGATTTACAACGGGATTGAATGGCATTATCGTTACGTAAAGCGTTTAGTCGATGAATTTCCTCTAACAAATGCTAGTGGATTTTTACTTAATGCTTGGGGAGAGTTTTTAGGAGTAAACAATGACTCTGGTCTATCTGATAACGAATATAGAGCTAAAGTACTCTCTAAATTATTATCCATTGTCGGAACATTGCCTGCAATTAAAAATTTAATTAAAGACTTAGATCACGTTGAAATCAAAGAAGCACAAGACTTGGGATTTTTTTTAAATGTGTCCCATCTAGACACACCTGTATTAAGAAACAAACCTTTTGGTTCTGTCCTCACCCACCATACTAATGCAATTTATATAATATTTAATACGATTTTTGATATTGATGCACTACTTTTAAGAACAATTTATCAAATAAAATGTGCAGGCATTGGTGCTTTTGCGGGTGTAATTAATGAATACCCTGAGTTCAGCCACTTACATTTAGATAATGGGTTTTTAGATAAAGATTTCATAGGAGAGAATCAATGACAACAGTCAGCATTGCTGCAAACAATTCTATTACAAAAAGAGCCTTATATAATCCAAACCAACGTGTTAATGCAAAAATGGTGGGACTTACGCCAGGGCTTGAAGATGACATACTAGTTTATCCTAAAGCAATCATCATGCTCTTTAGAGAGTTATTTTGCCTTGAATCTGGAGAATATCAGTGGCTAGGAGGAGAAATTTCAAATTTCAACACTACTACTATAAATACAAAAAAAGGAGGTATGCTAAAAGACGATGAGATTTATTTTCTTGAGTCATTAACTCTCCAACCTACTCCACAGGCATTTTGGGGGTTTTATGAAATCGAATTAGTTTCGTTAGATTCAGATCTTGTTGATTTACAATTTTTCAATATTTCTTCCAATTCTTCGTACCAACAAAGTGCAAATACTAGAAAAGTTTTCCAACTTAAAATCTATGAAAACTATAACAATACAGCCTCTTTTCCTACACTTACTTCAGGAAGAATTAAATGGTTTGAATATAAAAAAGATAATGCGTTTGGTAACATCATTTCTGTTAATAAAATTATAAATTCTATAAAAATTCCAAAAAACAAAAATGGAACACTCTTTACTGTAGAAGACTTCATAATACCTGTAAGATCAGTCAATGGGCAAACTGGAGATGTTGTTTTAGATCCGATTGTTCTTGGTGATATGTGCGAAGATCCATTCGATCAATTAGATCCATCCAGATACAAAATACCGAATGGACAAACAATCCTTCGAACTGGTATTTACGCAACACTCTGGAATTTAGTACACAAGAACATCACTGGTATGACCGCATCCACTGATCGCATTAGTTGTACAAATCACGGATGTATTGAAGGTCAACTTGTAAAGTTTTCTTTTACGGGAGGAGGCGTTACAGCATTAACAAATTATTATGTACGCAACCCGACAACAAATGACTTCCAGATTTCTTCTACCTCCACCGGTCCTATTTTAGATCTCACGTCTTCTCAAACGGGAGAGATGATTACAAACGTGGAATACGGTTTTGGAGATGGGTCGACTACGTATAATGTTCCGGATCGACGTGGGACCTTTGCGCGAAACGCCGGGGTACACGGAACTAGAAATAAAATGGTTGGTGGAAACTACGACGGTGGTGCCGTTGGGTATGCCGGACAAGATCAAATCCCTGATCATGCTCACGCCATTACTTATAACAACGTGTTAGGTATTGGTGGAGGTGCTGGAGGAAATTGGTTTAACTCTGGGACTACTGGAACTTTTTATGTCAGTATTGCCATGTACGGCCCGGTTGCAAACGGCGCCAACGGAACACCACGATTAGGCAATGAAACCACTCCTGCATATGTAGCGGTAAAATACAAAGTGAGGGTAGCGTAATGAATTATATATTAGAAAAATCAAATAAACAAGTCATCTGGATCAACACGGATCCAAACGAACTTACAGGTGTAGAAGCTTGGGGAAATTTTAAACCAGACCAGCACGAGATTGTGTATTCACACCACTACAATCCACAAATCGGGGAAACGTTTGCTGCAGTGATTAAAGACGGAGTGGCGCAAGATTTTGTCCCTAAAAAAGTATATAACAAAACAACTGGCAACGAAAGAGTCCTGCTAAGCTGGGAAGATAAAATAGATCCAGAGACAGAGACGGAAAACGAACCGCTAAAAGATTCGAACGAAAAATTAGTAGAGTATCAAAAATATACGGATTCCGGTTGGATAATTAATCAAGAGCGCAAAAAAGAAGCTCTGTTAGAGAGAAATAGTCAGATCTTCTATTCTAAACTTGGTTCTTATAGAAGTAAGGTTGGTTATCGTAATACACTTTGGGACTCAGGTAAAACCTATTTAGAGAATATTCAAAAAACATTAACTCTTTATAATAAACAACGAATTATCTCCATCCCGGAATGGAGAGATGCAAATGACCAATTTCATTCTTTGAGTGTAGAAGAATTATCGGAATTATTGGATTTAATCGAGTTAGATCTTTTTAACGCAGGTCAAAGTTTGTATGCCAAAAAATGGCGCTTCGAAGTTGCCATAAACGACAATCCTAACGTAACAGATTCCGAGCTGCTGTCTATATGGCAATAGATCTTTACTTTGACGATTGTCTCGATAGGATACCAAGGCTTCTGATGAGCGAGTTACGTCTTTTTGATATAAACAAAGGATGGGACCACTCGTGATCGAAGAAATCCTTTCAGCTTCTGGTATAGTTGCAGGAGTAGCAGCTATACACATTTTAAAGTATATTGCTGATCGGTGGACCGAGTGGCTAAAATCCAATCGTGATCGCGGAAAGATTCAGAGGGAGTTAAATCGTAATACTTCTGTCCAGGAATTACTTGCCGTTTTGCGTGATCATTATAACGCAAGCCGCGCAAAAGTATTCTTATTCCACAACGGGGAATATTACCACAACGGGACTGGCGTAGAAAAATTTTCTCTCACAAATATCGTAGTTAAATCTGGGATGGCTTATCCTTATGAGTTTAATAATTTTTATACCAACCAAAGTATTTCTCAATCACTCGAAATTATTAAACCGATCTGTGAATCAGACTCCGTTTATCTTCTAACCGAATCAATGCCAGAATCCTCCGTTTGGAAAGATATATTTCGGTTTAATAAAATCAAAGCCCATCTATTTGCAAAGATTGATTACAAGGGAAAAATAGAAGGCTTTGTATCTGTCTCGTGGCATGAGGATATTAATCGTATCCCTCAAAAACAGGAGATTGAAGAAGCCGCAACTGAAATAGGAATTTTACTCAGGAAAAAATTATGACCCAAAAGGATCTAGGAAAAATGGAAAAAGAAAATGCACCCACAACAAATTTATCAAAAAATTTTACTTTGTCTGAATTAACTGTTACACAAACAGGCATTCCGAACGTTCCAGATGAAAGACAAATCGTAAATCTAAAGCGTCTCTGTGAAACGATTTTGGAACCACTTAGGCAAGCAATTGAAAAGCCAATTATTGTTAATTCCGGATTTCGATCGCCAGCAGTAAATCGAAAAGTGAAGGGTAGCGTAACAAGTCAACACATGAATGGCGAAGCAGCAGACATTTGTGTTCAAGGGTTGACAACAAAAGATATTGTAGCAGAAATCCTAAAACTCAATTTGCCATTCCACCAATTAATCAACGAAGGCACAGCTTCAGGCGTAACTTGGGTCCACGTCTCTGTTGCGCCTATTGGTATCAAACCGAAAAAAGAAGTATTAAACGCGTTTGGAGTACCAGGCAAAATGAAATACCAACGAGTCACAATAGGATAAGAAAATTTACATAAAGGAAATATAATATGACCAAACACAAAAAAACATTTTGGAAATATCTCTCCGATAATGTGACTAAAGGACGGATCTCAACTATATTAGGTGTGTTGATTGTAATCGGTGCGATTGTATCTGTATTTATAGACAAAGCAGATTGGAGCCAAGCTTGTCTGGCAATTGCGGCTGGGTTTGCTGCTATTGGATTTATTGGCAAAAACAAGGACGGGGAAAGCAATGGATCGAATAGTTTATAAAAATTTAAAGAACTACAAATACGAACTCTTAGTACCCTATTGGTTCCAGACAAACATCAAGATGGAAAAACAAATTCGGATCGAAACTACTGGAATAAAAACTTTTGTATCACTGGATACAGACGGCGTACTGCATATAGAGGCCGGATATGCTTGGGATGGACCAAGCGGCCCGACATTCGACACAAAATCCTTTATGCGCGGATCACTAGTACACGACGCGCTCTATCAATTGATGCGGGAAGAAAAATTAGATCATATAAAATATCGTGATACCGCAGATCAGATTCTAAAAAAAATTTGTTTAGAAGACGGAATGGGCTTGTTTAGAGCAGCATACGTTTACAGATTTGTGAGTTGGTTCGGAGGATCTTCAGCGAAACCGACGGACGAAACGAAAGAATATATACTGGCACCGTGATATATCCTTAAATACATTCCATCTCACTTAACCCCGTAAATGCGGGGTATTTTTTGATAAATTTGTTGTGGGATATTTTCTTAGATGAGAAAATATTATACCGTCATTTATTAAGCATACGATCGCAAAGCTTTTTAAGGTATTTAATCGAAACTAGATATTCCATCCAAGAATTTAAAAAATCAGAAGGATGCTCTTTTAGATAAGGTTGCAAGTTATCGCAAAATTCAATTGTTACTTCTAAATGTTTTGCAATAGCTTTCGACACAGTATTTTGCAAAACATTTAGAGATACACTCGATTCATTATAGTTATTGTTGGAGAAAGATTTTTTTTTCTTTCTGTCTTCCCTATCGTTAACTTCAATAATTAACTTTTTATTAGGATGCGAAATTGGAGTTATCTTTGGTTTTGGTTCGTTGGTATTATTTTTAATATTCCCTTTCATAATGCCTTCGGTAATTGGTTTAATATTCCCTTTCATAAACTATATTCCTTCTATTAAAGATGATTTGGAAACAGGTCATAGTGAGGCTTTTTTTTGTTTCCGATCAATTGTCACCAATAAGACGAATCCAATTATTCCAAAGCGAAAACTGAAATCGTTTTGGTTTGCAGAAGTGTGGATCACGAGAATCGGCCAACCGTTGTGGTAGATTGACCAATAATTTTGAATGAAAGCTGACCAATCCGACTTTTGTTGACTTGACTTAAGGCCATAGATCGACCACCCATAATGCTTTGGCGATCTCAAATAATCCCAGAATGTCCTTATAAGCCTGCTCATTTAATATACCTCATTTTATCCTCTAAAGTTTTTTTATTTTCGCTTATAATAACGTTTATATTTCTTCAACCAAATTTCAATTTGAGTTATTTTTTTATGTTAACAACATCAATCCTATTCTACTAATTCTAATATTATATCTGCTTCATCATAAATTCTTTCTGCTAGATTCCTTCTTTCAGATGGATCTAGCAACATAATGATATTAGATTTTTTAACATCAAAGGTCCCATCACGATAGACTCTACCACATATAAACTCTTCGCCATAGTACCAACTATAAACACCAAAATATATTCTAGGACTTATCGGATAATAATACATGATCTCTATTAATACTGACTTCTCGCTTTTAAAAGTGTGTAATATATGCTTTATATAATACTGCTCTGATGGTCTTGTCTTAACATCACTCATGATCTTGATTATCCTCTCCAAAATACTTTGTCACCACCCACCACAACGGAAGCCAAACAAAGAGCCCGATGGCGGCGAATCCCACCACGGACCAGAAAACTGTATATTCGGCCACGAGTTCAAAAAGTTCTGTTGTGCTCATTCAACATACCTCGCGATACTCTCGCGCTTCGTGGAAGTATTTATCTATTTCACTCGAATTCATTAGATAGTGCGCACATTGGTTTTGCTGAATATAACAAGAACGAATCCAAAGAAACCAAATCGAAATTGCCACGATCCTGTTTGTTCGTCGACACTTCCGTCTAAAAGTAAAAACGGAAGACCTATATACCAGTGAGACCAATAGTTTTTAATCAAAATCCCGCCTCCAGTTTTCCCTTTCCAAACCCAAAGATGTGTAAATTGCGTCCCTTTGATTTTTAACCAAAGAACCTGGATCCATAACTTGAAAGTTTTTTGTTCTTTTTTTTCCATTTTTAGATTTTTCTCCAAACAGCTTAAACAGACACCAGTCAAGATTTCCTTTTTTTATACTTGTTCCACTTTCTGAAAAAACCGAAACGACCAGTCAATGTGGCCTGTGCGGATCAATCGCAATGTGTCCGATATACGCCCATTTCTTTTGGGAATATCGCGACTTGTAAGCGTCCTTCCAAATCAGAAGCCCGCCCGGCTTCAGGATTTTGTGGACTTCGTCGTAAACATTCAAAGGCATATCTCTATTCAAATAAGTTCGAACTATGATAAATTCACCGATCGAATACGGTAGTAATGACTTAACCAACAACATTCGCCTTTTGTTATGTTTTCCGATATTATAATATAACTCATCTATATCGAGAGTTATATCTAAAATTTCTTCTAGTGGATTCATTGTTTTAATGCTCTTGTAAATTTTCCATAAGACTCACTTCGGTTAAATAATGACTCAACATTATTGCCAGATCCTTTTTTCACGGATTGGAGCAATTCCTGCTTATCAAAATAATAACTATATGTAACAATCTCATTACTAAGCATCGCATTTACTTCAACAATAATACCTTCATCTGTTTTGTAAAAGTGGATTGATGTATAGGTATCTTCCCGCAAATTATCGACGAGATTTTCGGGTGTGATAAGTGGCGAATAGAGAAGGTTGTATATTTGTTTAATGTGATTTGTTTATGGTTTCTTCATACTGTTTCTCCTCTGTGATTTTTATATGTGCATCAACAAGGACCGTCGCAAGCGGTCCTGTTCTAATGTCTAATGTTGCCCATCGAGGACCATCATTCACGCTCACGTGTCCATTATCTAAAAACGAAATGATCCACTTTTCTTCTGCAAGCATCGGAAATATCTCCTCGCATAAAGGACTAACCCACTCCGGAAGAGATTCGAAATCGGGAAGTTCCTCCACTATTACTGCTTTTTTAGGCATTTTTATTATTCTTCCTTTATCATATGCCCAATTTGACATAATATAAAATCCACTATCACCTTTATGGTTGGGCAGAAATTTCCATCCCAAAATCTTTTCAGCGATATATTCACGGCGTTCTTGTGAAGTCATTTGTTCTCTATCCATACTTATTCCTCCCCTACCCTCCCACACAATATGATCCAAACATCTAACGAAACTCCCAATAAACCAAACTCAAAGAACAAACGTTTGAGTGCTGTCCCATCATAAGTAAAATAATATAAATTTAATATAATTAAACCTTTATTGTCTTGAGAGGTAAGGCTATAATAATGATTCAAGTAAACACATATAAATGAATCAAATGGACTTTTACCTATTAATTTAATACTACCCGTTTGCCTTAGCTTCTGAAGATTGTATTTAAGATCCACAATCTTGCGTAAGAATTTTATTTTTAATGACATACTATTTTTTTCCTCCCACACAATCTAATCCAAATACTTAACCAAAACCCGAATATACCAAATTCAATCATTAGATAATTGTATAGAACGTCACTATATTTAATATAATCTAAATTTAATATAAACAAACGCCAAGTTCTCAGGTAACCACCAAAGTTGTGATTTAAGTAAACGCATATAAATGAGTAATCAAGAATATTTCCAAGTATCTTATAACTACTACCCGTTTGCCTTAGCTTCTGAAGATTGTATTTAAGATCCACAATCTTGCGTAAGAATTTTATTTTTAATGACATTCTATTATTTTCTCCTAAAACGGAATCGGTTCCTTTTCCGCCAATTTTTCTTGCACTAACGGATTAAGCCAGATCGCTTCTGTTCGCTCTCGCTTTTTATTGTCTCGCGCCGTCTTCTCCTTCCTTATCCATCCTTTTGACTCTAAACGATCGGTGTATAAGTCTGATGGATAACCGCAAATAATCGCCATCCCGTCTAACGTAAGCACCATATTAATAAGATTTTCATGTTCAATTTCTAATTTCATTTCGTGTGTGTAAAGATCACCTGAACCGCGCACAGATCCTAAGTATGGTGGATCAAGAAAAAATAATGTCTTAGGCCGTGATAATCGTTCCCCTACTTCTAAAAAAGATTTAGTTTCGATTACAACTCCTCGGAGTCTTTCAGCCGCCTTGTAATAAGGTTTTAAGTCTGTCCACAACCGTGCTGGTATGTAACCACCGGATTTATCTAAGTTTCCATGAGTTCTAAAAGACCCAGAAGAAGACCGATTCTGACCAATGTTCATCCAGCACTTTGCACAGAATTGTAATGCTCGATCAATAGAGTCTTCAGCTGGTTTAGATAGAGACCACTCAAAGATATCTCGTGAATATGGTGTCCACTTGATTCGACGAATAAGTTCCTTTGCCGTATTACGATTTCCTAATGTCTGCATAAAATTTGTAACTTCTTGATCAAGATCAAAATAGTATTCCACACGCGTACGTGGTTTCTGGAGTAGCACGTTTGCCGCTCCACCAAAACCATCGACGTACGTGTCGTGTTCCGGAAAGTACTCAAGAATCCAAGGCGCAAGGAGGAACTTACCTCCGTTATATTTAAGGACGGGACGGGTGATCATTTGGAATACCTCTTCTCTGTCCAATGTATAATTTTTCCCTCGAAATCATGATCGAAATAGATGCAAAAATCAGAAAAGGATTCGAATCCATCATTTTGGGAAAGCTCTTCGCATTCCTCGTAAGACAATTTTTTTCCTTCGATAAATATCTCTGGAATGCTCCCTAAAGGGAGTTTATAATCGCGCCCGGTCCATTTGATTTTGATCTTCTCCGCCCCAGAACAGAGTGGCGACGCAAAGCACTCGTAATATTTCGTTCGCACACCGTAGGCCATTTGGATTTTTCTTCCCGATCTCCATCTGTCTTTTTCGTCCCTGCGAATTGAGTGGATCTTCTCTCCGGCGAGAATCTTTTCTTTAAAACTTGTCGGCCCGAGGTATTGAATATATTTTCTAAAGCTGAGAATCATAGTGGCCCCAACAATGCGTCGACTTCATCTTGAGTTAGAAAATCTGCTGCTTTTTTTGGAAACTGTTTCCACTCTTCCCCGTCAAGGCGCGCTCCAGAATTTCTCTTATCACCCCATTGCTTAAAGAAGAACGGAACATCTGCGTCGGTACACTGATCACGCAAATTTCGAATCCAATTTGGCCGCACAAGTCTTGCATTCGGGCCTGACTCTCCTCCTGCTATAACCCAATCGATAGGAGATAGCGTTCCCCAAACATCCTCGTAATAGCCCATAGATAAAATATCGAGGTTGCCTTTGAGCGCGTTGACTGTGCCATAGTCTTCTGTTTCTAAGTTCGTTAAATCAATCTCACCTAAAAGTGGTTCTGCTGATATAAATTTTATTTTCGCTGGAGCTTCCATCAAAAACGGAATTCTCTCATCCGCTGTTTCTTGATCTTCAACTGATACCCCAAGCCAAACGTTTGGGAGCGGCCACTCGACTAATCCAGACCACTTGTCGGTCGATTCGTGCGGCATTTTTATACTCCTCGTTTGCCAATTGGATTCCACAAAAGAGTACGCAACGTCACCTATTTCGCCCGCACGGTCTTCAGTTGTTAAATATTCTAACATTCGTTCCGGACGTTTTGTTAAAACTTGAAACGTGTGTTTGGGATTTAAGGCCATCACGCCAAAAATTCTGTCAATGAACGAATCCGGAACATCATCATGAAAAAGATCAGACATTGAGTTTACGAAGATTTTCGAAGGTTTTCGGATCGAAAATGGTTCTTTAAGTTTGTGCTCTTTGAGAAGAATTTCCGAAAAGTCTCTATCTTTCCATTCTCCGAATTTCCGCTTACTTAATTTTTCCGCGTAACAGTTTCTACAACCGGCTGAAACTTTTGTGCATCCAGTCACTGGATTCCAAGTGTGGTCAGTCCATTCTATCTTTGAGTTTTTCATCCCTTATTCCTCTCTTCCATTCCCGCATTCCGAAGCGCAACGTAGACAATATCCCAAACACCGCGTAGCTTCCTATGGATACGCTCTGCCCTGCTCGACTTCCAAACTCTCTTCGGATTAAAATCCTGGCTCTGCATAAATCGAGCGTCGTACGATCCGTATGCGCCCTTTGTTTCTTTTACCGTCTTTCCGTCGTTTGCTATATACGCACGCGAATGCTCACGTGCTTTTGACTCGTCGCCATTCGGCCAGATTTCAACTTTAATTACGATCATGGCTTCAATCACTACAGGCAATGGGGAAAGGACAATTTGGATCATGGCCCGAGTCGATACAAAGTTCTATATAACGTCTAAAGGTGACTACTGCCCCCAATTTTTCCAACCAATATCGATCTTCTTCTGTTTCACCGTATCTCATAAAATCTTGCGTTGCCTCATCAATTTCGCAAACATACTGTTCGTCTGCATCAACAATCTCTAATACGTTTTCTGAAAGAAACTCCTTAACAGACTCACTAGTGCCAGCAATGAGATAACGTGCAAGTTGTCGTAAAGACGGTGACGCCCAATATTCGTAATCATTAATTAAAAACACTTTCATATCGTTCCTACTCCTTGTTCTGGCAAAAAATATCCTACAATCTCACTGCCCTCTTTGTCTGATTTTAGGCCATGGAGTGGGCAGAATTTAACTCCATTGGCCTCGATGAGTTCCGTTCCCAGATGTGGGCATCTCTTGCCATGGCACTTTTTCCCAAAGAAGCCTTTTGCCCACGATTTGTATTTCTCAAGTTCCGGTGCACGGTCCGATGGGTTTGGCCCAAGAAGACCCGTAACATTCGAACGACAAAGCTTCCTCTTAAAAATAATCCCCTGGAAAGAAAACCGTTCTCCGGAGATTATATTTTTTTGACCCGTCCACACTGGTTTGTTTGTAAATCCGGATTGAATGGAAAATTGTTCATTAGAATTTTCTGAAATGAATCTCGCATCAATGTGATAATGATCCTCCTTCGCTCCGAATTGTGGATCTGAATGCTCAGGGCCATTAACTGGGACAAAAACTCTTTTGCCTTTAGGTCCTATTAATTCAGCGCAAGGGATTTTATAAAATTTACCTACTTCGAAGTTCATATTCCTTCCCTCTCCGTCACAACGATTCTTATATCGTCACGGATTTTTCTTTCCATCACCAAACGATAAACTTGCCTATCATCTTTATATACGATTCCATTCATCGCATCTAAAAGAATTTTCGCAATTGCATCAATATCAAGACGTTCATAAGGTGTATGAATTTCCACAGAGCATTCGTTCAAGATTACTGGACCACATAAGCATTGTGATATAAAATCATATTGTAATCCTTCTTTAACAGATCTATAATCATTTGATAATATTAACTTTTTTTTATTCTTTGAAAGGCCGTATCTTCTATTTACGGATACCGGTTTTATTTTTGTCTTAAGCTCGACAGTCATTCCAGCGACCCCGTTTCCGAAAATTTTCCATTCGAATTTTTTGCGATAAACATCTAACTACGCGACCTCTCTACTCTGTTTGTTTCGTCTTATGCTCTCCATGGCTTCGCTTAACAAACTTCCTTGTTCGTCGTCTTCAATTGCCGTCTTCTTCCAATCAAGCCTTACTCCCAACGCGTCACTAACGTATATGCGTTCCGGAACTCCTTTGAGTCTCCGAAATTGCTGGGTAAATTCCTCTGTCGTTACCCAGCGACGTCTGTGATCTGAATACCTCGTGACCTGATAGCAACCGTCGCGTTCTGCTGTTTGTTCAAGACAGCGAGACGCAAAACACAGCTCACCCGTTTTACGCGACTCGACTCTGTAGAATCGCTCCTCCGTGAAAAACCCGCGATCCTCAACGCGCACGTTAGGCACTACAGTAGGTTTCTCTACAGCCTTCTTTACGCCCTCGTCGAACGCGGAAAGGAATTGATCTAGTGTGACTTCGGGTTGTGGTTTCATTTCTTATTAATCTCAACCCTCTCCACAGTAAGGGCAATTAACATCTTCATATAAACTCATTTTCCCCTCCTCGCCAGTTCAGCACGTTCACTTTTCATTTTTTCGTAGATCTCAGTAACGAGCGCTAACGTTGCTCCTCGTCTTGCAAAAATCTCGTATGTCCGTTCGATTCTATACCCACTGTTAAGATGCCAATGAATTGACGCTCCCAATTGTTCGTTCGTCATGCTGCTGCTGGTCTTTTGAACTTGCATGGCTCCCCTTTGTCTTGTTTAGATTTTTTGAATGTTTCGTAAAATGATTTCGCGTATGTAATTTTAGGGTTTGTCGAATTTGGATCGTAATACTCCTCCGGTGATTTTGCACTTAGGATAAACTGTTTTGTTGTCGGTGATATTTTTTGTGCCTGGATATAATCCTCGAAGTATTCAAAATCTGGTTGGTGATTAGTTTGTGTTGGTCGTTCCGAGGATGGCGGCTTTAGCGCGACTATAGTTGATTGTATTTTTTCGTAATAAGATTTTGCAGATGCAATTGTGATCGGAATCGGTTTCCAAAATTTAAGATCGTCTTTGAATTCCTTAGACTCTTTGATCCGTATAAGATTAGATACAACTTCTATAATCTTATCAGCCGAAAGACCAGAAGTCATAAACCAATTTAAAGCAGAGGTTTCTTTTCCAACAGTATGAACGTATTCGATATTCCTCGAAGCGAGAAGCTCCTTTGTTTTTTCATAAACGTTTACAAATGTAATAGTTTCAGAAGAAACCTCTTTTTCTTTCTTTGTACTATCTAGTTTATTATCCCCTTTAATATCTGCTCCATAATTTGTGGAGTGCATGCACTCTATATTTTGTGGACCCCACTCTACTTTTTGTGGGGGGTCTTCCACATTTTGTGGACCCGGGTCTATATTTTGTGGAGTGGGTTTGATGATTCGAACGTTAGAAAAAATAAACCGACTTGTCCCGTTTTTTGTTTTTAAAAGCCTGACTGTTATCGCACCCTTTTTTGCTAACCTTGAGATAGAGGCCGAAATGGCTTTTTCAGCTTTCGTTTTTTCCGCCAAAAGTTTTTCAGAATCTTTTTCGTACGGGTTATACCTCTCTAATAGTCTCGCAAAATAATCGTTAGTTGCAGTACACCCTTCCTTCCGATTACTAAGATTGTGAATCAGCGAAAAAATTATTTTCTCTCCGTCTGTCAGTCCGAATCCGTTAACAACATTAAAATCAACAACAGCATAAGAAGATCCCTCGGGCCGATTGGGACGTGGAACTCGACTAGGAACGGCACTCATACGACACACTCTGTCTTAGACAAAGGCGGGCCCAGGTAGAGAGTATTGTTTAGATAACTATCGAGGTCATCCAGGCTATCCGTTACAAAAACAACAGAGTTGTTATTTTTGATTATAATCTGATCACCAATATTTATTGTTATACTACTACAAAGATCAACGTGATGAAATTCCATTGTCCCGTATTTTAAAGCCATCTTCGTATATACAGTTCCAACAAAATTCCATTCGTTCGGCCTGATCTGAGTAAATTTATGTTTTTGTAATATAATATTTATGTGTTCGTTTTGCGTATCCGCAACCATGATTATCCTTCCCCCTCACTGTCCTTTATGTCGCTTTGTCGGGTCCAAAAAAGAAACCGGTTTTGTATTTTTAGCTTTATCAGTAGAGTTTGCAGCCTTTAAAGCGGCGTCCTCTTGTGTTAAATAACTTTTGCGTATGTGACTCCACTTTTGTATAAGATCGTCAGCATCATAATCTTCTGATCTACCGTGTAACCACTGCAAAAAGTAAAACACCGATATAACGGAAATTGCAGTTAATCCGATCAAAAATTTTAAGCTGGCTTCCATAGTTTGATTAAAGTCCTTATACATATAGAGCAAACTATGGAAGACCCAGATACACATGCCAGCGCAAGACTATACCACACGGTTAGTATTGCGTATTGTTTGAGTATTATAAAATCGTAATAGTATAGCTCAAAATTCATAGTGTCACCAATCCGCTTTTTCGCCGAAAAAATGAGTCGATACGAGATCAAGTGTTACTATTTTTTCATTCTTTTCAGCGAAAACGTCGATCACCTTACCTGACTCAGATCCGGAAGCTGTGCCGAATTCTACAATTGCTTCTGGATTACATTTCTCTAGTTTCTTAATTAATGTTTTAACTTTCATAATTCCTCTTTTATTCCTTTTGGATTTTCGGAGAGCCTATAAGGTTTAGTAGACATTTCGTCGTTAAGCTCCCTATAGGATCCGAGCTTGCCCATGGTCTAGAATGGTGGGTGCTACCCAAAATTAGCTCGCTAATCTCCGAAAATCCAAAAGTGCCGCGCACGGTCGGCTAAACTTAGGAGATACCCTATCCCTGCCGTGCCAGGGATTACGCTACTTATTCTTATGCGGCCTCGTACCATCTCTCGAGGATGGTTTGACGAATTAGGTCTTCGTCGATCTCTATAAGTCCTGCAATGATGTGAGTGACCTCATCCAATGATTTATCACACTTATCATCAAAGAGTGCGTCGTATTGATTCAAAATTCTAATTCTATCTCTCTTTTGATTATCCATGCATAGCTCCTTAATCTATTTGTAGATTTTGATTCTCTATTAACTCGACACCCTTAAATGATCTCCCTGATTTAATAGCAGCCTTGAGTTCATTTTTCATTGGGCTATATTCAATTTTTGTAAACTCTTCGCCGAGTACGGTAAGGAGTTGATTATCAGGTATCTTTACATCCAAGGATTCGCTTTTGCGCCAATAGAGCTTAACTCGATCGTCTTTGAGTTTAGTCCCCTCTTGCAGATTAGCTTTAATAAATCTTAAAAGGCTCTTATACCTTTTTTCAAGGGCCTCTCTCCTCTTTTTAAGATTGGCTTCTTTTGATTTTAAAGCTGCTGCCTCAAGTTCGAGTTCGCAATATATGCATCCAAGGTTGAGCAGCTTTTTGTCCTTAGCCTCAACAATATCGTTGAGTTTTTGCGCAAGAACCTCATCTACAATTTCACCCGTGTCCGGATTAATCGCGGAGTAGAGTGTCTGATAATACAGATCGTCGAGTTCGAATAGTTTAAGTGTTGCGAGTGCAGCCATTAGGATAAGTCCCCCTCTTCCGTATGCCCAAGCGCGCCTAATGCACGGTCGAAGTGCGTCAGTCCCTCTTGATAGAGTGCGACTTTGTTCTGTTTGCTAAATTCTTGATACATCCCTTCCCACCGTTTCCTACAGGATGAAAGTTTTTGAATCGCATCTTTCTGAGTTAAGTTTTCGTTCGCTATAACTCCGTCGATCCACGCCTTAGTATCTGTAAGTTTCGTCTCAAGAGTTTTTGAATCTTTTTTCAGAGCGGGCGATTCTAGTTGTGCAGGAGGAATTTCTTTCTCGGGCCGTGCGCCCTCCTGTTCCGAAACAGAATCCGCCTCCACGAAATCCTCAATATCCTGGCTAAAAATATCAGACGCTGCTGTGACTGTGAGTGTTGCGTCAACCTGCGAACGTTTTTTTCCGATCTTCAGAACTGTATTATAGCAATCAGCAATATCCGGATTTTCTATTTGCTCAATCCTCGCTAACCTCCATCCCGATTCGGTTTTGGTTACAGACATTCCTTTCGGTAGATATTTTTTATTTTGTTTGTTATCCCAATACGCTTTCGGAACAGGTTCATCGGTTGCCTTATATTCGTTTCGATATCTGTATTTTTTTTCCATCGTTGAGCAAATCCCAACACCAGACCCTAAAAATTTTCCAGTCTCAATCGAATAGAGTTTGCAAATCACTTCGTACTCTCTGTGTCCTCCAGGCAAATCTGTTTGTCTGATAGTGTATTCAGTTGCCAGGCGAAAAACGAATGAAAGTTTCTCGGCTCCAGATTTGTAAAGAGACGGTTTTCCGGTCCCCGGAATTACACCGTAGTGTTCTCCGTCGCGCATAACGTCCTTCATTACGCGCTGAATGACTGCGATGTTTGACTTTAATCCGTCTACGCTCTCATTGACTGTTAGCCCAGGAAGTTGATTGGTCTGGGTTGCAATGTTTTGATTTTCGTTTGTCGTCATTTCCCTTCTCCTCCAAAATTGAATTTTGAATTGCGAAGGGATAATGTCTTAAAATTTAAGATATTGTCAAGAACTAAAGTATTAATTTTTAAGACATTAGAATTTTCTGAATTGTTTCTGACAGAATAAGCAATCGCTCCATTGAAGATAAATTGCCAATTCCTGTTGTAATTGTTGAAATTGTTCCGAGTCGAACACCACTCATTTTTGCGAGAAGAGCCGCATTCCCTCTTTTCTGATCCACAAAGTATCGGATATAATCCGTTAGAATTTGCCTGTCCGATTCTTCCGAATCCAGATTTTCCCGACGTCGCTTTATTACCGTGGAAGCGATTTTTTGTAATTGTTGGTCCGTCATCGCTATATCCTATTGGTGCTCCATTAAAATTCCTTAATGCGAAATTCATTTTATCCCTCCCATTTTTAACGTGAAGGGATAATAATGTGTTTTTCGCAGTTTTGTCAATTATAATTAATGTGTTTTTCGCAGTTTTTGAGCTGCCAGTGAAAGCCGCACAATTCGCTCCATCGAAGGAGGTGCTTGCTTTCCTGTTACTAAGTGCGAAATTACGGATCCGTCTATTCCTGTCTCGCGAGCAAGAAGTAATACGTTCCCCCGTTTTTCTTTTGCGAAATCCCGGATGAAATTGATTAGAGTTGCCTTGTCCGATTCTTCCGTATCGAAACAGTCTTTCCACTTGGCTATAATCTGATCTACTGATGGTTGTTTCTTTAAAGACATCGGCTTTCTCTATTGTAGTTGTCATCTGTTCCCTCCCGATTTGAACACGGAGGGACTTTGCTGCATTATTTGTAGCAAGTCAAGACAATTTACTGCATTTTTTGTAACTTTATCACTGCTTCCGTAACATCGAGAATCGTTTCCAACGAAGGTTGTGCGCCGGTCCGTGTAACGATTCTCGAAATTGTCGAAGTTGGAAGTTTGCACTCCCTTGCGAGATCGGCCGCATTTCCGCGTTTCAAGTCCACGAACGATCGAATAAATTGTATTAATAGATCGCGATCGTTTAACTCTGATGCAATTTCCGATCGTCGACGTTCTATGATTTTCAAAATAGTTTTGAGTTCGGACATCGGCTTTCTCTATTATCGGTTTTTTTATAATCCTTCTTAAATCGCTCATCACGCCACCTCGTCCACTCTGTATGATTTTTTGATGTCCTGAAGTACGTCCGCCATCGCATCCGTCTCGGCCCTCAGCGTATGAAGGAGGTCATCACGCTCTTTGACTTGCCCTTTGAGATACCTGATTGTCTGTCTGTAACTCGCAAACAAAGCACGGAGACGTGCACGAGATTCTTTTACGTTCTGTTTTTGTTTTTCCACGGTGCGCATAACATCATCAAGTGAGTCCTCGATAAGCTGATTGTCTTCGTCGGTTAACTGGATTTCGCTTATACGTTCACTCGCATCAATCCAGTTACGGACAGCCTGCACGTCTTGAGATAGTTGGACGATATTACGTAGTGCGTCCATTTGGTGGTCTGTGTCGGGGTTCACGCTGCACCTCCTAAGTTGTATGAGGTGCAGAATGTTGCACATTGTGCAACATTGTCAAGGAATAAATTTACACTTTGTGCAGTTTTGTTATTGCTTCGGCTAAAGTTAGGAGTCCATCCATTCCAGGAGGACGGCCTGTGTTGTTTACAAGATGGGATATTCGTGATCCGGGAATGCCGGTTTGTTGAGTAAGTAAAGCTGTGTTCCCGCGTTTCGCCCGCACAAACTCTCGAATGTATTCTATTAACGCTTCGCGGTGTTCTTGCTCCGAATCCACACACTTCCGTCTGTGTTCGATGATTTGTTTTATCGTCTCTTTCTTCGACATGTTTCCTATCCATTATCGGACTTTGTTTGATTTTTATCAATGCCTTCATGCGAACACCTCACTGGAATGCCTGGGAGTTGTGTGAACACATTGCATAAAAAATGCAATTGTTGTCGGGTTAAACCCTTCGTTTCGCAATATCTCAACTTGCTCTTTGTGGTTGGGCTTGTAACCGTTACGGATTTCGAAACACTCAAACGCAATCCGGGCACGGTCTGACAGGTAGTATCTTGGGGTCATAGGTATCTCCTAAATTTTTTGGTTGACCGCAAACAAAAGAGGAGATAAAAAACGCTTAGGTGTTAAACGTAAGTTTACCTCAGAGCCCGGTTGCAGCCGGGCTTTTTTATTTTTGGTCGGGGTATTGTAAGGAATAAAACTTATTGTTTTATTAAGTTTGTCAAGATAAAAAGTTATTGCGATAATAACTTTTTTGCATTTTGGGCAAGGATAAGTATTATTTCTATCCCCGGACTGACACCAGTATTTTTTAAGAGATTGGATATTCTGGATTCCGGAACACTGCTTGCTTCTGCAAGTCGTCTTTGATTTCCGCGTTTCAGTTCTACAAATTCCCGAATGTATTCTATCATAAGCGCACGATCCGATTCGCTTGTATTCAAACAGTGCTGTCGGCGTTCTATTGCCTGATCGATTTGTATTTCTTTTTTCGCGGCCATCTCTTAATTCCATTGTTATCGCACTCATTAAATCTCTCAACACAAAGTTCACACTGCATGAGCGCACAAAGATGCGGCCATATTTTGGTTAAGGGTCGGGGTATTGTTGTGGGGATTAATATATACCTGAGCGATATATTTGTCAAGGCAAAAACATAACGCTACGTTATATTTTTTACAGCAAGTGCGAGGATTACCAACGTCTCCATTCCTGCAGATGTGCCGGTTCCATTGAGAAGATTCGAAATCTTGGACTGAGGAATTCCACTCTCCCGTGCGAGTAGAATTTGATTTCCGCGTTTCAGTTCTACAAATTCCCGAATGTATTCTATCATAAGCGCACGATCCGATTCGCTTGTATTCAAACAGTGCTGTCGGCGTTCTATTGCCTGATCGATCATTTCTTTTTTCGCGGCCATCTCTTAATTCCATTGTTATCGCACTCATTAAATCTCTCAACACAAAGTTCACACTGCATGAGCGCACAAAGATGCGGCCATATTTTGGTTAAGGGTCGGGGTATTGTTGTGGGGAATATATTTAAAAATTAAATATTTGTCAAGATTTAAATATTTAAACTTTAAATTTTTTGAATTTCTTCGGCAAGAGCTATGATGACTTCCATTCCGGGCGATGGTCCTGCATTGCGTATTAGATTGGAGATTGTTGACTGACGAATGCCACTTGCTTCCGCTAAAAGTTTTTGATTTCCCCTTTTGGCATCGACAAACTTCCGGATATAATCGATTAGATATTCTTTCTCTTCGGCTTCCGACCGAAGACAATTCTTTCGGTTGGTTATCACATCGTGTATATTTTTCATCTCTCAATTCCATCTTTGCTATATCCCGTAAATCTCTCAAGTCCTTACTTCTTTCGCTCTTACTTCCAGCGGCCTGAACCAATCGATCATGTACCGAAGATAAGCACACTGATACAATGCCAGTACCCTACACAATGGCCGCTGTATTCCGTGCTTGTTGTACTGCCAAAAGTATTCAATTTTTTCTATCTCTCTGTTCTGCGAATTTTCCACCGTTGCCTCTGTGTGTATCGGGAACCCACGAAGCGTTTTATGTTTTCCTAATATTGCTTAGCTTGCCTTGCGGCTCGGGCTTGGGGTTCTTCCGTGTTTGATTCCAAGTTTTGTGAGGTATTGGAGAACTTCAAAAGTCGAATATCTACCCGCGATCGTTCCCCTTACACAATCGTAAGAAACGCATCTGATTCTCAATTTTAGGTCAGATAGCGTTAATCCGTAACGATCCATGAGTTCGGCCTTAATCTCTTCGGGAGACATAACGCCTTCCGGCCAAATTACCCCTTGATTTTTTGCGGTGCTCAATTTATCTCTCCTGTATAAAGTCGTAGTGATAACTACTGCGGCGACACTATTATTATCTACTAATCAAGTCAATAAAAAAATAGTTACTGATATTAATTTGGAAAAAAAAGAACGTATAGCAATCGCATTAGATTGGCTAAAAGCTAATCGAGGCTTAACACAACGCAATGTCGCGGATAAACTTAAGGTCTCTCAAGGTACAATTTCACAATTGCGAAATGGTGAAATTGAACTTACTGAAAGAATGGCTAATTCATGGGGAATTATTCTTGGAATATCTAGCGAATGGCTACAGAAAGAAACCGGGGATATGTTATTAAGGGAAGAAGTCGAAAATCAAAAATCGCCTTTTCCTCTTTCCGAACAAGATAAACTGCAGTTCACAAATGACATTCTTCTTTCACGCAAGATTGTAAACAATCCTACGTTAAGAGCAATTGCAGAGATGTTAGTAAACATTCCTTTGGATGAGCAAAAGAAAATTAAGGTTATTATCGAAACGTTTTTAAAGTAGATGTGGTTTGAATTGTTACAAGTGTATTTCCCTGATCCGTACTTTTGAAATTGTTAAAACTGCAAACTTTCCACTAAGATCAGAACCGTATTGATTGATAAGTTTCAAAAGTGTTTTAGTAATCTCTAAAAAATCTTTTGGATGATAACGCAATAGTATAATACCAAGAGGACTTGCTTTGTGAGCAAATACCCACTCACCAAAATCCTTGTCTAAGGTTAAGATTATTGAATTAAATTCTTTGGCAATATTAAGTATTTCTGAATCACTATAGCCACGATAGTCTTCTAATACAGATTTAATAGAATGCCCTGAATTTCTCAACTCTTGAATTATTCGAAAATCAACGTTTTCGTCTGCAAGAATATTAACTTGCAAGTAAACTTTCTCGTGATATGACTTCGCTAGAGTAAGATAGACATGCTAAAATATCATCTCTTACAATACCAGGAGTTGCGGTTAGAATCTCTTCAATTGACAATCCTTCTCCCAATCTTTCAAGGATAAGTTCTACGGTAATCCGCGTTCCTTTTATCACCGGTTTTCCCAGCATGACATTTGGATTGGCACTTAATCTATTTTTATAATCCATGTCTCAAAAATAGATTAAATTTGGTTTTTGTCAAGAACTCACTAAAGGCTTTGAAATTTTCGAAAAAGAAAGCACTAGTTGTTCAGTTTCTTTTTATTGTCAATATACAACCGATACAGCCCATTCATTTCCTGTATCGCGTTGTACTGAATATTTTTTATTGGACCGTTGTAAATAGCGCGAACTTTTACTCTGAAGTTTTGATAGCCTTTCGAAATTCCTTCAGCAGCAAACGTCTGAAAATGCATTATAGAATAAACTATGCCGACTGAAGAGGTAAACAACAATAAAAAGAACGATTTAAACACAATATGAGATATTACAATTCTCTCATATTCTTCAAGTAGCGACTTAAAGCTTGCTTGAGCAACAGGATCAAGTTTTTTAAAACCTTGGTCCAACTCTAGTTTGAAAATAGAAGATACTTCGGGTCTGCTCATAAATAGGTTTGCCAATAATACAAATATTAAATACCGCAAGAAACTTATCCGATGTGTGGACAGAATCGTCCCAAAAATTATTGCATTTAAACTTTGATAAACTTGGTAGACTGGATCTGAAAAATTTATTCCAATTTGTCGCCCTAAATCGAATAACCTGTCACGAAGTTTAAATAGATCTTCGCGGGTACGACCGACCATATAACCCTTCCAAAGGGCATTCCAAAAAAAAAATAAAAGACCAATTGTTAAAAACAACATCAACCCGTAAATCACATTTTCCACCAATCTATCTTCCTTTTTTTAATGCTGTAATTATTAACTTAAGGATGTTATTAATCGTCCACCGAATCATCACCGTCATACGATTTATTGATACTCTTTTCATATATAAATGCAGCAACAAGAGCCACAAGCGGGGTTAATACAAGAGATAATCCCCAACCAGAGTTTGGGTCATTATAAATTAAAACTCCTCCGACACTAATTACTAATAAACAAACTCCTCCTCCAAAATATAACCCTTTCTCCTGTAGATCAAAAGACTTTTGAATAATATACTGCTCATTTTTTGTCCTATGATCTAATTGTTTTTCGGCCATTGCTACTATTCGATCCGCCAAACCTGGTAATATTGACTCATATTTTTCCAACTTTTCTGGTGGTGGTAACGGGCCTTGATAAAATTCTGCAGAAGTAAAGCTATGCTTTACATTAGTGGTATTGTCTTTTAGTATAGGTGTGGGCTTTTGCTTCGGATTGAGTTCATCCATATTATTTGTGTTTTGATAATTTGATGTTTATTTCGTCGAATGCTCGGTTGAAATCTTTTCCAATCATTTCCATATCTTCTTTAAAAAACTCAGAATCCGATTTTTGGAAAATATCTTTTAGAGCGTGATCATCAATGTTCCCAAAAAAATCAAACGCACGACCCATTCCTACAACCAGCGCTTTGCTCTTTGATCTACCTAAATTAATATTTTTTTTCAAAAGTTTCATTATTCGATCTTTGATTCTTATTATCGGACCATATTTTTTAATGTCCAGATACAAAAAATCAACTTTTTTTATGACAGTCAATGTATAACAGATCTTATTTTATTAAAAATATTATACCACAAATTCCTATGTGCAAAAAACACAAATCAGATCGAATTGCCTATAAATGTTTATGTCTTATAGAACACCAAATTAGATATGTATAGTTTAACCAGTATTCTGTTTAGCTGTAAACGGATATTAAGTTATGTTAATAGCTACTCAAAAAGGCGCCCAACTAATATTGAGATTAATGCCGGGTGCGTAATAACTGAATCATTGCTACACAAGACGCAAGTGCCGTCCCAAGTGGGCGGATAAGTATTTCTCTTTTTAAATTCACTTGGCACTCCCTCGTTTATAGCACCACAATGGTCACACTTAAATCTTATACTTGGTATTCCAATAAGTCTCATAAGTTTGATTCCATTGTTATTTCTTTTGCTGTTTCTCCGATTCGATTATTTATTTCGGACGCATCCCCTCTCTTATAAACATACCAAACAAGTTCCCAAAGTTTATCTTTAGTCTTTTCTACTCGATCTGAAAATGTTTCTGATTTTTTTAAGAATTCAACCGGATCCACATATTTGTAAATTACAACAACCAACAATACGACCGTCCTACTAAATCTTGGCACAGGATCACCTAACTCAATAGTTGCGTTCGTAATCAAAGCGTTGCCTAGTAGAGCCGCAGCTGCAAAAAACAAACCTGCTATTGCGACACCGATAGCGGAATAAGGCGCGAGGAAAATCCCCCGTAAGGGCAAAACGTAAACAAATAAAACACAAATAGCTACAGCAATCAAAGTCCCGGTCGCGATCAATATAGCCTGTATCTTGTGTTGCTGATAGCGTCTAACCTCTAACCACAAAATACCCAAAGTACCTATAAAATAGGTGGCACAGTATATTATAAATATATGATATTTATATGTTGGCTTATACGCAAAATTGACTGTATCCAAAAGTTGCACAAATTGACGAGTAATAACACAATACAAAAAATACGTTATTAGTGCTGTGTTTATTGCAAGCCCTACCCTACTCTGTTTGTATTGAGGATTAAATAGACTTTTAACAAACCTAAAAAATAGATACGGAGTAAACAAGATCGGGATAAGTGTTAAGTGATGTAAAAATTCACGCAATTCCAACATCACGACATTGCGCGCACCCAAAATAAAAACCCAAGCACCAATGGATAATGCAAATAACAAAAACCATTTTTGAGAGGACTCGCTTTGAATCGAATTACGATAAACGTAGATCCCTAGCCAAAAAACAAAAAAAGAAACACAAACTGCTGTGATCATACCTATTTCCAACAACTTCACAAATGTTAAGTAATCTAAATCCGCTTTAAAAATATATCAAATTTTTCGCTCATTTTCGCTCTCCTGATCACCGAAAACATAATATTAACGTTTTGTTAATTTTGTCCCGAATTTGAGGCAAAAGTTTTGCAGAGTCAAATCAAAAATTAACAAAACGTTAATTTTTTAAAGCGACATAAATTTATATATGAGACATAAAGATAAAGGACAAAGCACAAGGCTCGAAATCATATTAGAGGAAACTAATTTGTTATCAAAAGAGCTGGCTGCGGCTTGCGATACTTTTCCCGAAGTAATCTCACTTTATTTATCAAATAAACGTGATATACCTTTTGACCTTGCTTATAAAATAATGCTTAATTACGGCTATTCACCATTCTGGCTAATCTTTGGAGACGGGGAAAAATTTGTTTCCAAAGACCTGCTTGAATCACTCACTCAAAATCAAATTGAAACGATTTACGAAATAGATCGGAATCGCGTATTCAATCGACGATTGGACGAATCTGGGTTTAGGCCAATGATCGAGCGGCTATTAGAGTTAGACGAGAGGGAGCGTAAAATCTTCCTCTCTATTTTTGATCGGTTTTTTCCTGGAAGACGGCAATAAGTTTATCAGCGTATCTTTCGGATTGTTTTAAAATCGAATCTTTATTTTTTTTAATATCTTCAGCGAATTCTAAAAGTAAGTCTATTATCTTTTTTCTCAGCACAGTCGGGCCTCAGATTATCCGACGCATACTTGATACGAGTTTCGAAAAAATAGCTGACTTTTACTTTTGCCCAATTTGACACGAGATATAAACGCATTAGGGTTTTTTAATGCAATGTATTGACGTTTGGAAATAAATTATTCTATACCTTTTCTTTGATGACTTTTGCAGATTCAAAATCTTCAAGTTTCATTTTCGTCGATGGTAAAATGGATCTACATAAAATCATCTTGGAAATAATACCACTTGAAACTTGTGTTAATTTAAGTGATTTCTGATTAACTCCTCCTCTTACCCAATACTTCGCTATGATTGACCCCATATCCTTTAATTTATAAAGATCATCTGGTATTACAGAGATCTCATAAGGCGTCTCCCAATCGATGGCGAATCCTCGACTGAGTAAAACATTTAACACGCCTTCGAAAGTATATTCCATTAACGTGTATCAATTTTAAGAAGCGGATGGAACTGGAATTTGTATATCAGGTTGTTGCTCGGTCCATTCTTCCAAACCGCCTTCAAGCCCATTTCTCAATTTTGATATTGTTTTCTTTTGCTCTTCTATTTGCTTAGTTTTATTTGATAATACATGCAAAATTTGCAATATTAATTCACTTTGGTGTTTAATTGTTTCATCTTTAAGAGATGTTACATGTTCGTGGTGATCTTTACTTACAACTTCATCCACTTCAAAAGGTGGCATTATATTTTTTGCAAGCTCTATTAATTCTGTTTTAGTAGTGTCCCTATCAAAGGATTTTTCTACGAACAATAAATTAGATTTATACTTTTCTGCTAAGTATCTCCTGACTTTACCCCAGAGTATTTCGTTATCTTGTCTTTCTAACTCACTAAAAATAAATTCCATTCCTTCTTTTTTTAAAGCGGTTAAAAAATAATCGTGCATTAAATTGATAACACCTGCTACCGCTGTTTGTGGCTTATTACTTTCAAAGGCTTGAGAATATTCTAGACAAGTTGCTATATACGTTTTTTGCTCTTCTTCGCATTTTTCGACGACAATATGGATCAGTGGAAAATGGACAATTTGGTTTGTTGCTCTATGTTTTGCAGATAACCCAATTCTTAGATAGTCTTCGATTTGACTTAACATTTGGTTCCCGGTTGATTGTATAATCATATTTAGAGTTTAAAACTTATATTATATTTTTTGAAGGTCAGAAAAGAACGGAACTGCTAATGTTTGTTTTTGGATGCAATCCCCTAACCCCATTAAATTAGACGGTACTCTCTTTATTTATCGTCTGTGTCGGTAGGTCCATTACAACAATTTTGTTTATAAAAGTTGATACCAACACTACGCGCAATTTATCAAATTGATAACGGCCTGTAAACAGTAATTTACTCAGTTTGTTTTGTCTTTGGTGTGGTAGGAATGAGACATATTGGTTAAAGGTGTATTGTCTAACTTAGATATACGCCCACAAATCTCTAGCAATTTATCGATATTAGATTTTCTGTGCCGCTTGGACTCGTAATACCGTCCGAGCATAATATCCAAGTATTGGTCACCACTACCGTGTTTTTGGATAAACGGTTCGCTTGCAATTTGTTGGGACAATGATTCTTTCCCAAACTTTTCGCAAGCTTGATTAATATACGTAAGGCAAAACTTCTCAAGTTTTGCCTCTTGTGTTGTTATCATTGTATGAGTGATCATTGTAATAACCAGCCCAAACTTAGGCCAGTGTTTGGATTAGATTTTATTCTTCTTCGTCCAATCCCTCTGTAGCAAGTCGGCTCTCTCCGATATCGATTGTAGCGGTTTTCATTTTTTTATCCTCTTGGCTTTTGGGCGTCACCCTTAACTTTTTGCCCAAGTGAGTGGATTGCTTGCGCAAAAACAGATGAAAGATCCAAGAAAAAAGCCCAGATTTTTGAAATCTTAGGCTCTCAAGATTTGTTTTGATACCAACTTAACATTATTCAAAAACGGAAAATTCTCCAGAAAATCCAGTAAAAAAGCTCCATAAATTAATTTTTTTGGAATATTAGAAAAAAGGTGCTTTACTATTTTACAGCACTGTGCGATAATCTTTTTATCACTGGTTTTTGATTTTGATGAAAAAGAATAAAAAAAACGCACTTCGTATATCGCGTCCAGGCACAAAATCTTCAATGCGTGGACTTCAAGTAGACACCGATTACGATGCGCAAAAAATAATCGAATTATATATTGGTGTCGAATCTAGACTCGCAAAAGTTTCAGCGATGATTGCAATTGGCAAACGTTTATTCAAAAAAAAACAGGAATTAAAACACGGGGAATTCCAAGATTGGGTCCACAAAAATTTCGTAGTTGATTCCAATAATCCTAAATATTTTTCCATTCGAGTTGCTCAACGATGCATTCAAGCGTATCAAAATAAGGATCAAATCGCAGATATTGACCTTATTGAGGCTGCCTATAAAAAAATCCTAAGTGAAAAAAATAAGATCTTTCAAAAAAAGATCGCGCAGTTCCAGAAGGAAATCGATCTACTTAAATAACGAAGAAGCGACAGCACTGTCGTTTCTTGACAAAATTTCCCAAATTCTTTTAGCATTTTTTAAAATTCGCTTTCATTAAATTGCATAATTTTAAATTTTTTTATTAATGTTAATATACGCAACTGCATCGCTCAAAGGCGGGGTTGGCAAAACAACCGACGCAATTTTCGTAGCTCAAGCCTATGTAGTGATTAATGGCTTTAAAGTCCTCTTGATAGATTTGGATCCAAATAATAATCTAACAGATTATTATTTGAGAAACGACAGTGTTGAGAATATAAATTCAAGAAATATCGGCCACGTGCTCGAAGGATCACTTTCTCTCTCTGACGTCATCCGTAAAACTGAATTCGGAATAGATATTGTCCCAGCAAATATTCGCTTAGCTCGTATTGCTCGGGATGTTTCGTCAGATCCAAGTGCAATTTTGAGATTTCAAAGTGCTCTTAAAAAACTTGATTATGATCTTGTGATTTTAGATACACCGCCATATTTATCTTTCACATTAACACTAGGAATATATGTTGCAGATAAAATCCTAGTTCCAGTATCTTTAAATAGATGGAGTTTACAGGGCCATGACGAGGTTTATGCGGAAATCGAAAGAATCACACAAGACAATCCAAAGCCAATCTTAAACATACCGTCTAAAATTAGTAAGGCCGATGCAGGCAAAGCTACTTATTTGGAAAAATATACATTCACAAAATCCTTTATTCAGAATTTAAAAGAAGTGGAAATGGCAGCAATGAACGGAGTCCCGTTAAATAAGGACGGAGCATCTTGGAAACAATTTTCAGAACTTGCTAAAGAGATTTTATAATGATTGATTCAGAAGAAGAAGAAAAGAAACGAAAAGCTATTCAAAAACAATACGCAAACATAGGACCAAGGCCCGGAACGATTATAAAAAAAAAACAAATCGTTCCTAAAGACACCGATACTCTCGCAAGCGAAATTCTAATACTTTATAAAGGCATTCTTACCAACTTATCCAATTCAGTTAAGAATGCGATTGAGATCGGAGAAAGATTAAATCGTCGAAAATTAGAATTGGAATATGGACTTTTTTCGGAATGGGTCGATAAAACATTTCCGTTCTCCTTACGGACCGCTCAAAGGTGGATGGAGGTCTCTCTTTCTTACGCAAACAAAGAATTTATTGTTACTGAAGATACGGACCTTAATGATATTTATGAAATGCTCAAAGAAAAGAAACGACTGGCTAGAGAAAAACTTATCACAGAAAATAAAGTAACTTATAACTATAAAGAACTTAGAATACGAAATAAAAAACGAATTCCACTAAGTAAAACTGAAAGTAAGGCTCTGTTATCTTATCTTACGGAAGCACAGAGCCTTATAAAAACCAAAGCAGAAAAAAAGATCGCGCAGTTCCAGAAGGAAATCGATCTACTTAAATAACGAAGAAACGACAGTGCTGTCGCTTCTTGACAAAATTTCCCGCATAATATAAAAAATAGTACCCAAAACCGTACGCCTGTTTTAGAGTAACAATAACATCTCGTCCAAGATTTGTTGCAAAGCCCGAGGGGAGGTTAGAGCCCCCAAGGGCATCCTTCCCAAAAGATCCCATAATAAATTATGTCTCATTTTTTGCTTGACATTTGTCTGGTACATGTTTCTAGTCCAAAATATCTTAGGCGACATAACTAAGATTTGGCCGCTCTAACTTTAGGCCGAAAGCAACAAATCGAGGACCATCCGAACAGGCTCCATGCCCAATCCATGCTCCCGATTTTTAACAGAGTAGGGTAAAAAACTCTTTTGCCGTGCGTCACCCGATTTATGTCCGCACCGCAAGAAAGGAAAAGAACGTGGAAGAAAACTACGTAGGCGAGTTTATACCTCGTGCCGTAATCAATACTAAACTCTCACGAGGACTTAGAGACCTCCTCGCAAAAATCACGTTACTAGATATTGCAGGTCGATGCGAGGGGAAGGGCGGCTGTTATGCAGGCAACGAATATCTTGCAACTTGTCTAGGTATCGCTACGACAACAGTTGCAAAATATATATCGCGATTACGTAAGGCTGGCTACATCGAGCAAGTGTCTTTCGACGGTCGTGTCAGAGTAATCCGGTCCACACTACACGACGCGGTTGTGAATGAGCGCGCACAGTATAAAATATCTAAGACAGCCTTAGCTAATAACCCTAGTCAGCCTAGGACAAATGGTCAGGACAGAGGGGTACAACAGGGTAGGGCAGCTTGGGACAATCGTTCCGTGGCTGTACGTACTAAAGAGGAGAATAAAAAAACATTAAACGTAAGCGGCCCGCAAAAAAATAAATTTGAACCTACCTGGAACGGATTACTCGATTGGTCCAAGGGACGAATTACTCCAAGCAGTTATAGGACTTTAGAAAATACTAAAGTGAATTTAAACTCTAATCAGTTAACAGTGTATTCTCCAGTCTCTAAATCTCTGAGTATTATAATTTCTAAATATTTTTCGGAAGAGGTAAAAAACAAAGTAGACGTCAAATTTTCTGAAGTTGGGGTAGGGGAGGTCAAAAATGTGGCTTAAGAAAATATTAATATAGGCCGAAAAGAAAAATTAAGTTCGAGGTAGATTTTACATGCGTATTTATGCAGTCGGCGAATTATATAGCAAGACGACAAAGTGGAAGGAGGGCAGCCGCTATCTTTGCAGACAAGGAATCCATGAGTTATTGTTATTTTATAAAAATCCGACGGAAAGAGAAATTAATGCCGTAAGAAAAGGAGAGGCTAAGTTTGCAAATACTGGGATTATCAAAGCACAGAGAGCACGGTCATTTTCAGAGGATTTTGCAAACAAGTTAGAAGAAGTAATTACAAGACAATTTGATAACAATTATAATCAAGTTTGGTATAATCAAAATCTTAAAAAGTTATATACAAAATATAAGACTACAGATATGGTTGTTAACATTAAAGTATATTCAGGCTTAAATACCTCTGATGCCGTTAGGCGTTGAGCACGTAGCCGCTTTGATTGATCTGAAGATTATCTTTGATCAAAAACAAATTACCATTGATGCCGTCAGGCGTTGAGCACTTTGCTACTGTAATCGATCTGAAGATTTTTTTAGATCAAAAACAAAATACCTCTGATGCCGTTTAGGCGTGTTTGTAAAAGCCCTAGGTAACACTAGGGCTTTTCATTTTTCTGATTTAAATACTTAAGTTGGCTTCCACATCTCTTTGCACAAGATCATCGTGCCATTTTTGAGAGACATTTGATTCAAAAATGCTTTTTAAATACTTTAGGTAAGCTGTTGAAGCTTTATACGCAGTTGGTCCGTTATAAAAACAATTTTCTACGATAGTATTTGATTTTTTAAAAAAGAAAATACGACCAGTTGCTAAAGATTCGTGCCTAGAATAATCATCAGAATTGTAATGATAGGCTTTAGCGCACCAATCTAAATATTTTTTTTCCAGATTCTTTAATCTTGATTGGAAAGTAGCGGTTTTCATTTTTTTGTCCTCTTGGCTTTTGGGTGCCACCCTTTGATAAAAAGATTATCGCACAGTGCTGTAAAATAGTAAAGCACCTTTTTTCTAATATTCTAAAAAAATTATGATAACCAAACAACTTCCGATAATCTACATTTGGTCTCATTAGTGAACATTTGTTCATTCTTTGTTGTCTCTGATTTGTTTGGCAATCTTGATTAATGTCTCAACGTGGACTTTTTTCTTGTCATTGATATAGTTGGCTATATTTCCATTAGATTTTTTAGTCCACTTTTCGATCTGCCTCAAGGTACCTGAGGATCTAATATATTCGATTAAAATTTTACGGCACTCGGCCACAGTGCTTTCGACTTGATCGATAGGTTCAACTTTAGAATGTTCCATGTTGATCAATTCCTTTATTTTTTTGGAAAAAAATTAACTCCATGCAATCCCTTAAAATCATCATCTTGAGTCCATAGGATAGCGTTGTATTGACGTGCTGTTGCTAAGATAATACTATCCGCCATGGGCATTTTGTGATCACAACTTAACTTTGCGGCTGTTATTGCTAAAGACGCATCTAATCCCACAACTTTATTTTGCTGCATATGGGCAATTGCCCTGAGTGCGTTGTCTTCTCCTCGTTCCAAAAGTATTTTTTTAAAAACTTCGTACAGAGTTATTACTGGGACTAATAGGGATTCTGTCTTTTCTATTGCTCCCGCAAAATATTCTGCTCTTTTTGTTTCAGCAAAATATTCCAACCAGCCAGAAGAATCTACAACGTTCAAACTCGATCGCCTTCTCGTTCGATTTTAGTATCCATTCCCTTTAAAAATCCTTTTAGTTTTTTAATGGGTTCGATAGGTATCAACTCTATGCGATTTCCGTAATGTAAGATTTCGAGATGTCCGCCTACTTTTAATCCCGTTTTTTCACGGATTTCTTTCGGGATAACGATTTGATATTTAGGCGAAATAATTACTTTGTTCATAGTTTATCGATCGTACTTCCGTCTTACGATTTGTCAATCGATAAACCATATTTTATATCGTTTAATCAGATAAATATTTCAACCAGTGTTTTAAAAAGCTTCGCCAGTTTTTTAGCAACGTCTTTATCTATAGACCTCTTTCCGGATTCGTATTCTGATATTTGGGATCGGGCTATGCCAAGTTTTTGCCCTAACTCGGTTTGTGACCAACCAGCTATTTCACGATAAGTTCGCATGTGCGTCCCAGGTGTTGCGAGATGCCCATGTTTTTTCCAAAACTCGCTTTCACGGAATGGCACGGAAGCGCTGTTCTTAATTGCCTCAAATAATCTATAAATTTCCTCTTTTCTTTTTTTGCTAACGGATTTAGATGATTCGATTTTTGATTCTAGGTCTTTATCCAATTTATTTTTCATATCGCTACCGTCTTCTCTCTCATGGTTTTAAAATTTCCCTTCCGAATAAATTTTAGCTAAATCGCAAACCCGATTTTCTTTCTGGTCTGATCTGAAAAACGTTTTTGCCTTTTCTTTCCGACGGCCGAGGAATCTTGATTTTTCTCGAATCGATTGATTCGAGATATAGCGATAGTGCATCTTTGGCAAATGCCAAAGCCTCTTCCAGCGTATCACCCTCGGTGATACAACCAGGTAAATCCGGAAACTCGACCGTATAACCTCCTTCGTTTTTATCTTCTGTTAAAATCGCTGGGTAACTGATCATCATTTTAATCCTGCTGTTTTTAGCTTTAGTTCCTTTTTTGTATATTGCATGTGATCCCTTGTCTTCCTGCTTTGTGGGGAGCCTACACGGCCTCGTTGTATTTTCTGATCTTTTCGATTTCTTTGCCGTGATCGTTTTGCGCCTCAAAGAGATCGTACGTGTTTTGTAAGTTGAGCCAAAATTTTGCGGTTTGTCCGAAAAATTTCCCCAAACGCAATGCGATTTCTGGGGTAATAGATCGTTTGCCCAAAACCAGGTTGCTCAAATTTGATCGCGGAATTCCCGTCTCAATCGCAAGTCTATATTGAGATACCTCAATCTCGTCGAGATAGTTTTTCAATATTAAACCTGGGTGTGGATTGTATTTTTTGCTCACGTTAGTTCCCTCCTAATGATAGTCGCCTATAAATTCAATTATAACATTCCCGTCGTTCCAACGGAAACAAATTCGGATCGGACCGTTAACCCAAATCGCATGCTGTCCGATCCGATTATTTTGTAGTGGATGCAATTTATTTGAAGGCGGAAATTTTAAGTCGTCAATTTCGTGCGCCGCGTCGATCTCTCTGAGTTTCTCGGTGATCTTTCGGCAGACGCCAGGCTGGAAACGTTTGTCCGACCCTCCCTCGTAAATTAATTTGTCTCGCTTGTCCCTGAACTGAACGATCATGTACAAACGCTATCAAATTGATAGCGTTTGTCAAACAAAAAATACTCGCGCATCAAAAAAAATTAACTATGCATCAGTTAAGCAAAAGTTCAGCCGGAACCTTTTTTATCTTCCCATCCTTGCCCTTTAAAAAACCTTTTTGCACCAAAAGTTAAAAAACTTTTAGTTGAGCATGAGAGCGTTCGATTTATTTTGCCGATCATGCAGAGATACAGTGACGACTTTGAAATAAGTATAGACGAGATTGTGCCTTACAAGACTCACGTAGGACAGCGTAAAATTCCAGCAGAAGAGACTGGGGTCCTTGCGAATGATATGGAGATTTTTGGCCAAATAAATCCGATTACAATTAGTAGCCAAAAATATAAACAAGAAGATGGAACAAAAAAATATCTTATCTATTCGGGCGAACGTAGATTTATGGCAGCACGTGCGCTTGTTAAACGAGGATTAAAAAAATATAAAAATATTCGTGCACGCACTCTTATCAACGATAGTAGTCATGACTCACTAATGCGCGAAGTTTACGGGACAAACAAAGATCGCAAAAATTGGGAAGAATCTGAAATTATTGATATTATAGTCAAAGAATATCCCAAGGAGCGCTTTTTAAAAAATATGGCTGGGGCACCGCGATTAGGACAAAAAAAAGAAACTCCCTTAGCGGACGAAATATCTAAAATTTTTGCAGTTTCAAAAGCCACTGCTTATAGATATATAGAGGCCGCAATTGAACGAGAGGGTTGGCAAAAGCAAAAAAATAAGCCTGAATACCCTCTGCTTGCCTCAAGCGAATTTAGTTTTGCCGAAAAAAGAGCAAAAGCCTATAACAAAGCATTAGATACGTTGAACATGGCGCAAAAAGAAGTGGATCTTATTTTAAAAGATGTGCTTGATCCTAAAAATAAAGTTATGAATCGAAAGGAATTCGAAGCATTTGCAAAAGCAGTTAAAAATAAAACTGTTCGACATATATAATCGTATGATTGCTTAAAATTTGATTACGTTTTATTTTCTCAGACAAGAAAATAAAGTCAGGTAGAAGTCTTAAAAAATGTGTATAAAGATTTATAAACAAAAAAGAAAAAGTTGACATTAAGAATTTTCGAACTTTTTGTCACGAGTTTGTGAAGACAAAACGAGCCAAAACAGGACAAAATCGAAAATCACCTAAAAGGGCAACTTTTGAGCTACCTTACGATAATCCGCACAAGAATATAAATTTTGAACAGTTCCAAGCTATTTTTTTGCTTTTGGACGGTGCTACTATTAAGGATACTGCAAGGCAAATTGCAGTATCCGAATCTACGGTAAAACGTTGGCTCTATTCGGATGAACCTGTTGGTATAAACTTTCGAAGTGCATACGAAAAAGAAGCGGGACAAAGAATAGAAGCGATGCGCATAAATGCGGATACAATCGCATCTGATCTTTATTCTGTGTTTAACGACTGGATTTCTAAATTAAAGAAAAAAAAAGGAAAACTAAACCCAAAGGAAGTCCAGCAAGTTTTATCTTATCTTACCAACTCTAAATATTTATTTAAAAATAAGATAGAAGCGGAAGCTGAATCCTCGAGAAAAAAAATACTATCAGGATTGGAATCTTTATTAGAAGAGAAACTGATAGAGCATATATCAAGTAACGAATGAAATTCGAACCAACAAAATTGCTTGAAGGAACTCCGTACGCAAAAGTGGATCCTGCAATACTTGCGGAAGCGGTAAAAAATGTAACCGAAAGACTTAGATCCAAAACGTTTGGCATTAACAGAAAAAAAAATATCTGTAGAAAACGAGCGACTGGTAAAAAAGGATCATTCCAATTTTTTTGTAAACATTACTTTCCTCATTACTTTCCGATGCCTTTTGGCGAACAACAAATGGAATTGGTCCATCTTATCCAAAGTTATCGATCATTTAAAAACGTAGACGGTTCTAAAAACCGAATCCCTTTAAGGTCCCTTGTCGCTTTATCACGTGGATTTGGGAAGTCAACTATACTTACTCTTTGCGGTGCCCTCTGGCTTGTTCTTACTGGCACTTGGAAATTTCCAATACTAGTATCATCAACACTCGAACAGGCAAAAGAGTTTTTGCGAAAAATACAGGAAGAGTCTGAGGATAATGCTGAACTTGCAAACGACTATCCGGAGTTACTACCTAAAAAAGATATTAAGGGACAAAACGTTTCCTGGTCTGACTTCGATCTAGTTTTTAATGGAGGGTTCCGCATCATTGCAAAGGGTTGGGGTAATGCAATCCGAGGCAAAAGACACAAAAATATAAGGCCGGACGCTCTACTCCTTGATGATCCGGACGAAGAGAAGGACGTAGTTTCTGAATCAACAATGATCCGAAAATATCGTTGGTTTGAACGAGCGGCATTAAAACTTGGGACCGTTTGGGGTATTGATGTTATCCTGTCTTACACTACTATTGCGCCTAATTGTGTAGGCGAATACGTATTTAAGTCGGATCGTTACAAGACCTGGATCCGAAAAAAATACAAAGCCTTAATAACAGATCAAGATGGTACGGAAAGATCGTCTTGGCCAGAAGGCGCTCCTATTGATTTACTTCGAATAGAACGAGACGAAGATCCTGTTACTTTTGCCCAAGAGAGACAAAACGACCCTCTTCCAGAAGTCGGTCAAAAATTTAAGGGACTTGTGCAGACCTGGAAATTCGAACGGCCCGAATCTTTTGCTGGTTGGCAATTAGCCTTGGCTCTTGACTTATCACTTGGCAAAACGGAGAGATCCGATTTTTCAGCGATAGTCGGCCTTGGACTATCACCTTCCGGTAAGTTTTACGAACTCTATTCTGATATTCAGCGGCGACTTCCAGACCAAATTCAAAAAGACTTCATACGGGCATTACAAGCGTTTCCGTGGGATATAGCAGGAATCGAAACTAACGGTGGGCAAGAACACTTTTTATTTGGTTTTAAAGAACACCTAGAAGACTGGAATGAACTTTGCTCTTTGGAAAACAATGAATTGGGTCTGACTCTTGCTAATAAGATAATAGTTCCAGTTGTTGATATAGATAACCGTGGCGATAAAGACAGACGCATCGAGGGAACCCTCCAGGTTCCAATTGCAACTGGACAACTTTTACTTCGGGAGGATTCGACAATCCTTCGAGAGCAATTTGAGGAATTTCCGTATAAAAAGAAAGACGGGCCGGACGCGACGCAAATGGCTTATCGATTGATTGTACACGAACTTAGAAATTCTGTATCCTTCCTTACAGCAGAACAAAGGTCGGGTGCAATTATGTTATCTCAGAAATACAATCAGAATGAAAGCAATAATAATTACATTGCAAAAAGTTTAGATCAATTACGTAGGGACCAGTTGAAGCGTCGTGGATTTTAGAGCCTGTCCCAAAACCTCAAAAATTTGCGTGATAGTTCTTTAGAAATTCTTAATAAAACACAGTAGTTCCTATAAAAACCGTCACATTTGGTAATCTGCGAACTTTCAAGTAGTTCTAATATTATTAAATTTTTGTGCGAGTTCCCACATTGGACTGCTTTTGGGACAAATTCTTAATATCATTTTCTAAATATATAAATCAAAAACTTATTTTATCATGATTTTTGGCCAAAATTGATTCGATATTAGCTTCAAGCTGTTTGTCAAAATCATCGTTGTAAAAATTCCAAAATGAGCAAATGTAGTTAGTCCATTTTTTTAATTCTCCAGTTCCAAATTCAATTCTGATTTCCATTTGCTCTCGGTGCACAGAATAAAATCGGAGATGTAATTTTAATCTGTGCACTACATAACCTTCCTCCAATTTTACGAATAAACAGAATATCTTCTTTAATATTCTAAAATCAAGGGTATCGCTTTGAATTCTCTGGTCTGCATTTTCTTTTTCCATTTTTCCTCACAAATATTAAAACTCTTAGAATATACTGAAAATGAATTTAGTAAAATTGTTTTCAAACCATTTTCAAATAATTTGAAAATTAGAATTCTGTGAACAAAAAAGGTTTGCAATATTCTCAAACGTTAACCAATTGTCCCCTCTTCGTGGCACGACCTCGCGGAACAAATTACGAAAAAAATCTATATTACAGGACGCCAAAAGAATACCGTGATGGTGAGAAAGAAGTAAAAGGTAAAGCTGCTCCAGCCAATTCAAACGCACCAAAAGAAGAAACAGATCCTCAGCACATGGATCTTTCCACGTTTCGCAAAAGTAGTTTTTACGGGCCGACTCGTGCAACGGTTGATCAGGCAATAAATTTAAATAATCGAATGTACGATCTTTTGCGAGCCCAGAAAGATGCAAAGGATCCGATTTATATTGATGATCAGTATGTTCTATTGTCACAGGGTATTCGGTGCAGACCAGTTTTTAGACCAGATCCTTTTGATCTTAGGGACATTGGATATTCGTCCTCTTTAATAGGCTCTATTCACCAAATCCTTTCCGATGATGTTTCTATGTACTGCGATTTCGACGAGGATCCTGGATTCTCAATCGGGATGAAAGAAAAATCAAAGTCACCTTCGCCTGAAGATAAGGTTAAAATGAACGATCTTGGGCATTTGATGCTACTCATGGGTGATAAATCTCTCCCGACGTGGCGGGAACGAGAACGTCTAGGCGAAGTACTTGAAATGGCTACAAGGGATGTTCTTGCAATTGATACTGTCGCCTATCAAAGGACTTATAACAGACGTAACGAATTGATTGATATTACTTATCTTGATCCAGCGACAATTTTCCGTGTCGATCCAAAGAAGGGCTATAAGGGTGATAAAAAAATTACTCATGTCCAGATGATCCGCAATCAAGTTACTGAAGTTTATGAAGCTGGCCGAATCGTTTTGCGTCATAAAAACAATATATCGGACGTTAGGTTTCGTGGGTTCGGAATTAGTCCGATTGAATCATGTATTCTAGAAATCATGTCTTTGATTTTTGTCATTAAACATAATGCCGATCGATTTAACTCAAGGAACCCTCCTCGCGCTTTGATAACAAGCGAGGGAAGCATAACAAAAGCAGACCAAGAAAGATTAGAACTGGAATGGGAGAATGCCTATTTTGGGTCTAGAGGTGGATTTAGACTTCCGATGCTTTTTGGTGCGGGGAAAATCCAAGTGCATAACTTAGAGGTAAATGACGATTTTGAATTTGATAAACTCTTACAGATGACCGCGTCTTTAATTTGTGCGCGATACGGAATTGATCCTGCACAAATAGGGCTTAAACTCAATCAATCCACAACACTTTCGGAACCCTCCGTTGACGGAAGGCAACATTTCGCAAGAGATCGTTCGCATGGATCTCTCATGGCATTTCATCGAGACTGTTTGAACGAAGTACATGATCCACAAGATGATTCGCTTTATAAATTAATTTTTAATGGGGTTAAGGTCGACGAGTCCGCGAAAAAAGCTGATCTTTACGATAAGCAATTTAAAACTTTTAGAACTCTTGATGATATTTTAAAAGCTGAAGACAAGCCAACAATGCAGGAACTTGCAAATAACTATAAAGTAAGTGGAGTAATATCAGATGACCAAGCTAAAAAATTTGCTCAAATGGGCATGTTGATTGGGAATCCTTATTTTGCAGCAGAGTTTAGTAAAATTTTGGGAAACGGATCTCAATTTGGCCAACCCCCTATATCATCAGATAATCCTTCAGACGGGAATTCAAACTTAGGTTCCGATATAAACGAAGAATTACCTTGGGATGATGACGACTTTATTACTCCAAATGCAGAAACGGAATCTCAATAATATATAATATAATGCACTCATAAAAGAGTAAAAAAAATAAGGTGATATAAAATGTCAGAAGTCAATACACAAGATAAAGAACAAACGGATCTGGTAGAAGAAAATAAAAATCCAATTCCTCCTCCAGTGATTCCAAGTGAAGAAGAGGACAAAGCCCCTCCTCCAGTAAAGAATCAAGATCGTACCTTGGGAGAAAGCTCTGAGGAGGTAAAAGGATTTTTGCAACCGATTATAGACGGATTGTCTGATTTAAAAAAATCGGAATTATACGATAGCATTCTCCAAATGCTACTCACGGCAAATAGAGGAGTCAAAAGCAATATTTCGGGCGTAATTGATTTGTTTGCTTCGAAGGGCATAGAAACTGAAAAGTTTACAGTTGAAGAGTGGAACGAGTTAGCGGAAAAAATTATCAAAACTGTGCATACAGAAAAATACGATAGGCTTAGCAGCGCGATCGAAGGAATCCTGCATCAAGGTGCAGGTAAGAAAACTAAATTATCACTCTGGTCTTCAGCAATTGATTCGTTTTTTGCAGAATTGGCAGACTGAAAGTCCTTTTTTAAGAGGCCGTGCGGGACGCGAATTCCAACTACTTGTTGGAGACCGATTGAAGTGGTTGGAATTTTGTGTATTAGGTCCTAAATATCCAGATATTTACGCTTCAAAAACTTTTTTTCGCAAAGGAATATTTTCATGGGGTAAGAAAACGATCGGAAAATATTTCCCAGGAATTTTTGAAAAAAAATTCCCCGAAGACCGTCCCCCGTTTATTAAAATTGGAAAAGATAACGAGATCAGCCAAGAAGCATCTGAATCAGAATTTGATAAATGGCTTTTTGAATATTTAGAAAGGGATTGGAATCCAGTTTATAAACAAATCGGAGAATCGGGAACTTTTTTAGGGTATCTTTCGGGGTATTTGAGCGGATCCCTGAAATTACCGATCGAAACGATCGACGAAATGGGGATTGAAGATTATGATCGCGCTCTGAAATACAAACTTGGATTTGGATTAGAAGATCGGCAATCTTTTGAAAAAATCATTTCAAAAAGTCGAGAAAGAGAGTTGGCTGCTGAGTATGCAAAGAGTCATGGTTCCGAATGGATCGCGATCTATCAACGCGATGAAAATGGAAATGTCATGCAAGATTCACAGGGGGATCCGGTTCGAGGTGGTAAGCCTTTTGAATATTTATCTCTGATGTATCGAAACATGATTTCAGCCGCAATCGGTGAAGGGAAAACTATGGAGCGGTTACAGTCAGAAATGGCCTACCCTGATTTGTTTGAACTCGTAGAAAAAGGTAAAATATCGGAAGACGAATATCTTAAAATACTCGATGGAAGTGAGTCGTCTCTTTTAACTCTTAGGCTGAACAGAAACTTCCGGCGCTTTGCTTGGACGGAGGCGTCAATGGCTTTTAATGCGGGGAGAATTTCTGCATTAGTAGAAAGTGGAATCAATTACGCGATTTTTACAAAAGGCCGAAGGATGATGTAATGTCTATGAGTGAGTTAGATTAAAAAATCCGAAGGGAAAAATGGAATTAACAAATCTTTATTACATTGAGTCTGCGATAAAAAAAGTTGTCATTACTCGCATTCTAAATTTTGAACTTTGCTTTGATGAGCAGTACTATACACTTAGAAGATGTTCTGATTCACTTCTAATTTATGAATCCAAAAATTATTACGAAGTAAAAAATTATGCTGAAAATCAAGAATATCAATTAGCAGGACCATTTTACAAATATGGGGCGTGAGTTTCTTAAAACTGGAGGTAATACCTTTAAAGTAGAGATTGGCCCCTCTACATTCAATCCAAACCCACCTGACGATTTAATACAAAGGCAAGGGGAACCGGTTATTTGGTTAAGATCTTTTCCGAACCCTAGTGCCAACAGTCAGCAACTAATGGCACTACCAGGTGCAGATGGAATATTTTATCGGATTGATAAAACGTTTAGAGTACCATTAGAAGACTTACAAAATCAGCAATTCGATGGAAACGATTTATATACTCGTTATGGACCGATAAAAAAAATCCGTAAATTATTCGTAGTTCGTTCGGAAGAAGAAGGTGGAAACTTTGAATTAAAAGTTGAAGAGATTGATGGAAACAGGATTAGAATTTTTCCGGAAAGAGAATTCGAATCCTATATGCTAGTTCGATGTGATTATGAAATTTCCGTTATTGACGAGGATGAAAGTATTACTGTGATCCAAAAACTTGATGGAAACATAATAAACTTCGAATTATTTCCGAATAAGTTGGTAACTAATGTAAAAGCAATTTGGCGAAAAAGACCATCTGAGCAGACATTCTCTCTACTTCCAGATTTCAGGCATGATTTGGTAAATCTATATATAAAGGATATATCCTCGATTGGGACAGTTTTCAAAATGACCTTAGATTCATTTTCCCCTATCAAAATCGGATACCGAATGATTGAAGCAAAGGATCGAAGATTAGGAAAATCAGGAATAGATTTGCAAATAGGTGACCTTGATGTTGTCGTAGGGTCTACAACAAACTTTGCAAAAGACGATTTGATTATCTTATTGAATTCGTTAATGACCGAAAAAGAAATTTGCAAAAGAAATAAGGATGGGTTTTATCCTATAAAATATACACCCGTAAGAGAAATATACTCAATACACTCCCAAGAAAAAGAATATTTTGACTACTCTATAGAGAAATTTAGATTCTTAAAATTGAATGAAAAATTCCTACCAGAACAAATATCTATAGTTTACGGATTTAATCCAAAATTTAAGATTTTGCCCTCAACTAAACTATCAGCATTAGCAGATAGGATACAACCTAGAGAATGGGTTGCAAGACTAGATCAAACTGAACTTGATCTTTCTGAAATAATCCCTGGTATTTCGCATTAAATTATTATTGCAAAGTAAAAATAATCTATAATTTGTCGCTTTTCGTATGAATCAACACGAGATTATTCAGACTTTTTTAAAAGCCCGCAAGTTTGAAGTAGGAAGGGAATCTATTCGTAAGGATGGAATTTATCGGAAAATTTCAGATTCCGGCAAAAAATCAAAACAATGGAAGTTGGTTCAAAAACATAGTGAGGATAAAAACAGGTTCTCCAAAATATTTGAAGCGATAACAAATTTTTTTGGAGCGATGTTACCGAACAAAACAATTCCAAAACAAGAGTATGAATCGAATAAAATAAAATCAAAAGGAATATCTATACAAGAATGGACTAAACATTTTACAAGATATTTTGAAATCAAATCCCAAATTGATGCAATATTTCACCAAGAAAGATTTGCAAATAATACGAATTCAATAATAAATAATGAATCCGGATCAAATCAAGTTGCAAATAATACGAATTCAACAATAATAAACAATAAATCCGGATCAAATCAAGTTGCAAATTTTATCGCAAATAATACGAATCAAAATACCGATAAGTTTACATATAAAAAATCAATATTCAAGTTACTTTATGATATTTATGGGGATAGAAAATCAAATGGAAATGCAAATAGAATTAATGAATCTAATCAAGGAGTCGGGCTATCAAACCCTACCGACAAGGGATCCAAATTGGGTGTTTCAGAGCCTTCTCAAAATGGCGAGAGTGGACGGTCTGGAGCCAACTCTGGAAAATCTGCTCTCGCTAGCCGGAAACCTGGAAGTCGATCTGAGTCAGGAATTTCGAGCAACGAGCGACTGACAAAAGAAGAATCTATTGCCCTTAAGGTCGTGGAAGGACTAAAAACTTTTCGCGGACTCTGGAATAATAAAAAACAAAATGAAATAAATTTAGAATGTAAAAGAATTTTATCAACAACCCCTCATGATCAAATTACTTCTGATCAAAAAGATATATTAAGATTATATGAGGGTTCTGGCGGACAAACGACAAATAATGAGGTGGATGCAAATAGAGGAATGTTATATCAGTTCCTTACTCCAAGAAAAATTGTCGAAAAGATGCAAGATATACTGTCACGTTACGTGCAAGATGGCGCTAACGGGCTAGAACCTTCTGCTGGAATAGGTAGGTTTGCGGAAGGCAAAGGCGGAAAATATAACTGGGATATGCTAGAGTATAACCCAGATGACAAAACTGCTTTTGCAATCGCTAGAATCTTATATCCGGACGCCAATATATCAGACAACGCTTTTGAGACCCTATTTATTAATAACAAAAATCAATCAGTCGGTGAAAATTATAAGGGAAAGAAATTTCAATTTGTAGCCGGTAATCCTCCTTACGGGGCCATGGAAGGAAAATATAAGGCCATCGAGGGGAAAGGTTGGAAGAGATATGAACATTATTTTATAAATCGTGGGATTGATGTCTTAGAAGAAGGTGGTATCCTTACTTTTATAGTACCTCAATCATTTTTAAATGCAAATAATGAAAAATGGAAAAATCAAATTTTTGATAAAGCAGAATTGTTAGAAGCATACCGTTTGCCCGAAGGCGCGTTTGGCAATACTCAAATTGGAACGGATATAATTGTTTTAAGAAAAAATACAACCAACTCTAAAAATAATTCATTGGCTTTTTCCGGAAAATACTTTGAAAATAACCCAGAGCATGTTTTTGGCTCTGTCGAAAAAAGAAAGAATCGATTTGGAAAAGAAGAAGACTACGTTAAGGGAGAGATTACTGATTTCTTAAATTTCAATTTGCCGCTAAGATCTGAAATGAGCGAAGAACAGAAAGCGGCAATTTCTGAAGGTTTGGTGGGGAATACGAATGCAAAAGGGAAGCAAGTTTTAAAAACCGTATCGGAGGCAAAGAAGGTAAATAAAAAAAGGGAAACAAAAGAAAAAATATCTAATGCAGTTCGAAGCACGATAGGTGCAGAAAGGAAGATCGATCCCAAAGATTTATACACACAAGAGGAGTTTATTCAGAAATATGGCAAAAAGTATGATCGGGTTGATCTAGACATTGTCCGTAATATACTACCTACTGGTTCTCTTCCTGAGTCTCAAGTTTTCAATGTTCAGAAAATGTCGAAAATGAATAACGAAATATATCCAGATTTTATTTATGCTTCTGGAGATATAACTGAAAAACTTAGAACGCTCGAAATAGAAAAAGATACACTAAGTCCAGAAGAGTATTCTAAACAGAAAAATCTTTTAGAATCAGTGCTACCAAAAAAAGTAAAACTCGAAAATATTATTCTAACACCTATTGAACCATTTGCAAAAGGGTTTATATTTGAAGATAATACTAGCTTAATTGAAAAGTTCAAAAAGTTTATTTTGGGTGAACCGATCGTAGGGCGTTACGGTAAATACGAAGGAAAGATAATTGATTACAAAGGTGGTCTTCCAAGCGAGTATTTTACAAATTATACAATTACAAAATCAGATATTCTTGCATATCTAAGTGGCGAAAGGGTAACAGGAAGAAACGACGTGGTTTACGATAAGACCACGGGCGAAACTACAAAAATAGAAACGAATAAGCTAAAAAAGAAAGAGAGAAAAGAAATAGGAAATAAACTATTTCAACAGTTTATTCAGGAATCGTTAAGTAATGACGAACGCGCTGATCTAACTAAAAAATGGAATGAGCAATATAATTCTGTAGTTAATATTGATGGATCAAAGATACCAGTAGTACTGGAAGGGATGTCTAAATTATTTAAAGGAAATAAGCAAGATTTTAGACCAACGCAAACAAATTTCATATCAAGGTTTATGACACAAGGAGTTGGGTGTGCCACACACGAAGTAGGACTAGGTAAAACTTGGACGGGAATGGCTTCGAATATTTCAGCGATGCAGTCAGGCAAATGCAAGAAACCTTTAATAGTTGTACCAACTTCTGTCTTGCAAAACTGGGCCCTAGAATTTAAAGAGCGATTTCCGAATGTGCCTGTCCAAATGGTCGGAAGTCCAGAGCTAAATAATTTAAATAAGTCAGAGAATGGTTTCCAGGTTGAGGAAGGAGTAGTTACAATCATGTCCTACGATGCATTTACTCAATTTGGATTTAGTAATGAAAGGTATGAAGAGCTAACAAACCAAGTGCGCGATCAAATTTACAACCCAGATAACTCAAAAGAAAAGAAAAGAGAAAAAGCTCAAATGGATGAAAAATCCAATTCAATCGTATCGGAAGCAGTTAAGGGCACTCGATCAGATTTACTTTTTGATAAGGCTGGATTTGATCATATCACAATCGATGAAGCCCACAATTTTAATAACATTTTTGTGGATGTAGCATCAACTAAAGGCAAGACTGAAAATAAATTAAAGGGTCGAGAAGACGATACAGGAGTTAACGAGTTTGATGGAATCACAGGTGGTACTCCATCTGCTCGAGGAATTAAACTATGGCTGGCGGCAAGACATATCCTTGAAAAAAACAATGATCGAAACGTTTTATTATTGAGTGCTACACCATTTACTAACAATCCCCTACAAATCTACTCACTTCTTTCAATTGTTGCGAAAAAAAGAATGGAAAAAATGGGAATAACGAACGTTCGAGATTTTCTTGGAACGTTTGTTGAAACGCGATATGAAAATGTGATCGAAGGAAACGGGAAGGTTGTTAATAAGCAAGTTGTTCGTTCCTTTAAAAATGCACAAGCGTTACAGAATTTAATTTCGGAGTATTTTGACTTCCAATCAGGGGACGCAAATGGAGTTGAACGACCGAACCTGAAAATGAAAGCAATCACTCTCCCCTTAACAAGTGAACAAGAACAGATACGCAATCGACTTGAATCAATGTATGATTTGAGAGATGCGTCTGGAGGTGCTCTTGGGGGAGCTTCTTTAGTTTCTATTCTTTCGCAACAAATGATGAATATTTCTCCTGCCTTAGTTAAAAAAGGAGAAGGCGAAGTTTGGAATTATGCAGGCGAAATCAATCCAGAAGGTGATAAGGATATTGTAGAAAGATCTCCGAAACTTCAGTTTATAGCTGATTCCCTTGCAGAATTTTATAATCAGTATAAGAAATCAAAACCTGGGGAAAGAATTCCGGGTCAATTGATGTTTATGCCGAAGGGTGTTGAATACATTTCGAAAATTAAACAATATCTAATGGTAAAGCATGGAATTCCAGAAGATGCGATTGGTGTCCTAACATCGGACACTAAAATTAAAAAAGCAAAGGATCCGGAACTTGCTAAACAAGGATTATCTAGATTCACTGAAATTTCTGATCAATTTAATTCCAGCGAACATCCTTGTAAAATCCTCATTGGATCGGACGTTATAAAAGAGGGAGTATCCTTAAATAATAATACAATTGCGGCGTATAATGCTTCGATCGACTGGAATCCGACTACCGAAGTTCAGAAAAGAGGGAGACATCATAGACCTGGAAACTTACAAAAAAACGTTCAGTGGATTGATATATTGATGGAAGATTCTATTGATTCAAAACTTTATCAAAAACAATCCGAAAAGATTTCTCGCATCAACCAGATTTTCGAAAGGAGTGGATCGGCTGCAATAGATGTTTCGGATATAAATCCAGAGGAATTAAAAACTGAGATTATTAGAGATCCAAAAAGAAAAGCACAATTTGTCGTCAATGAGGAAGCTGCAAAGGTAAGACAAGAGTCTAAGGATCTTCGAGGCCGATCATTCACGCTCCAGGGAATTGTCGATGAAATTAGAGAGCTAAGAAATTTAATTAGTAACGAAGAGAACTCGTTAAACAGAGAAAAAAAGGAATTAAAAGAAAATTTGGAGGAGTTTAACAAACTTAAAGAGACAGGACGCTATGAAAGTTATGGGCCACATTCTGAACTTGGAATTAGCTATCAAAAGAAGACAATCCAAGATATAGCAGCAAAATTAGCGATAAAAAAAGCTAAGTTAAAAAGAAACGAAGATAACTTAGAGAAAAAAGGACTAAGTGATTTAGAAAAAGCCGAAGCCGAAGCAAACAAACTTCTTGGTGAGTCGGATACATTATCAGAAAAAGTTAGTGAAATTCTTGGGAACAAGAAAGAAGAGTATATTGCTAAGTTTACAAAAGAACTCGCAGAAAAAGAAAAGAACAAAGCAAATGAATCTATTGATGCGATTGTTAAAAAACATGTTGGCGAACTTTTGTCTGTTGCCGGAATAAATGAGTATAGAAAATCCTTAGCCTTGGATCTAGAAATTAGAAACAGGTTTACTTTAAAACGATTCCTGAAATCCGCATGTTAGAAATATACTCTTGACTAAAAAATTTATTAATAAATTTGTCCCGAACTTATGGCAAATAGTTGGAAAGGTTTTCTTTTTGACAACCCAGATAAAGAAGCAAATCGCAATCTATTAGAAAGGTGTTTTACCGGAAAAGAAGTTGGGACGTTCGAACCTGGTTTGCCTGTACAAGGTGGATGGGGTTCTGTAGTAACCACGGATGAAATTCGATATTCTTGGATGATCGGAAATTCCAGGTTGATGTCAACGGACGGATCTTATATTACCAATGAGAATCTCCAAGGGTTAATCCATAGGATAACGTTAGCCTTATCGAACGAACTAGAGCATGATATATACCCACAAGTCTACCGCCACAGACCCAAGGGAAACCTTCCTCGATTCATAGAAGATCATGCCAAATGGTTTGATCCAATAGATTACAAAAATGATGATGTTGGGAATAATTTTTTTGTATCATTAGGAAAAGCACCGTTGAATAGAGTTTTACGTTGGGAATTTGTGAATCCAGTCTCACGTAGCTCAGACAATGTTCCAGATGGAATGTCTATTGATCTTTTAAGCAAATCAAGAATAATTTACGAGTCCGGGATTTTGCGATCTGTCGGGATGCTTGGAAACGGTTTCAATTTTAATCCGAATGCAGCAATAAGATCACAAAGAGTATTTGCAGGACTTCCTCAAACAAGGGTTCCAACAGTTCATTATATTGATTTTATTTCTGGGTACGATTCAGCTGCTAGAGTGCCAGCGGAGTTGTGTGAAGTGATTGGAATGTTGGCATGTTTGAGGGTCATGTCTGCACATGGTGAATCTAAAGCAGGTGCAATCGCCTCCTATTCTGTAGGAGTTGGACCATTACACGAATCAATTTCCACTACACAATCAGCAACATCTTCTCTCTTCGGAGCAAGGCAATTAGAACTCTATAATAGGTTAAAAGTGATTGGTCCTGGAATTATTGAAAGATACAAACCAAAACGTTTAGCAATTTTATAAAAGAAGGAGAGAAGTTTTTTGCCACTTATAGAGGCGATAAACCAGAAAAAGAATGGGAAGAGTAACTAGAGCATTTTCGAGGCGCTTTGAGAAAAAACGGGTTCATGAAATTTTAAACAAGGAATCATTCGAACTTTTGAGATTTTCTAAAAAATTCCATGATGAAAATATGAATCCTATACATAGGAGGATTGTATTAGCACTTTTTAGATTTGGATTTCAAAAACTTTCGAAATTTGTTCAATCATTTGCAGGTTTTACAATTGTACATGTTTCAAAAGTTCCTCCTAAAATTGATATTTATTCGATGGGCACTTACGTAGGTATTGTAGGATATTTCTACTGGACCGGAAATCTATTCTTGGCTCAAATTCTAAGTTTAGGAAGGGATCCGCTCAAGCTGATTGAGATGTCAAAGGTATTAGTTGCTTCAAATTATCGAGAATCTCAGTGTGAATAATTCTAATACGATTATAGAGGGCGTTTAATTCAGGCTTAGGCGCTTTCATCTTCTTTTGTTTTGGGGTCATTATATCGTATAGATTTCGATGGTTTATGAAAATTGCATCTATAACAGAAAGCGTTAAATTTCGTTGTGCGTGCGTTAGGTAAGTTGGCTTTTGACGAATGTCTTTCAGTTTTTTAATTTGGGAAGGATATATGGCGATCTTCCCTTCTGCATGAAGATTAAAGATACGATCAATGGCAGCGTGTAACATTATGAATTCTGATTGTGGAATGTTCGGTTGGTCTTGCATACTCTAGGACAAAAGCTTCTTTAGATTTTTTTGACAATCATTATTTTTTTTACTTGCAATTCCTTAAAAGGATTTCTCTTGTCCGTCTTCAGCAATTTGCATTGCGGAGAGATTAATGAGCCCGGACATTCACCAAAAAATCCAATATAATCAGAGCGACATGTTGAAATCAGAAGTTCTTCTGACTTCTGCAGAGAGAGCTGGACTCAATTTAAAAGCAGGGAGCGATCCTTTATTTATAAGAGAATCTGATACGGGAAGAATTCTTTTTTGGGACGGGTTACGTTGGGTTGATGTCTTAAATGATCCAGGTTTCGTCGGCATAAATATTCTCCGATTGGTCTCAAACGTTTCGGATGGGGAGACGATTACTATCGGAGCCTTTACCTTTCAATTCGATCGAGCGCAAGTAGGTGTTCCTGAAGGAAGAATTGGAATCATCACTCATTCAGATGATACGCCTACTACCGTATCATCTGCAATTGCGTATGCAATCAATACCCAAAGTCGTTCAGAAGTTTTGGCATTAAAAATGTCGGATAATGAAATTCTTACTATCAACAAAAATTTTGAATCACTGACGTCTTTTGGATCTACGATGGTCGGCACAAACAATCAATGGGCATCACCGAATTCTATTGTTGGTCAAAAACCTGGAACTGTTCTGTCTGGATTTGTAAAAAGAGTTCCAACAGCAGTAGAAGTAGCTCTTGGAAAGATGAGATTTGCTTTTGATTTTCAGCCGATCTTACAAGATATTCGGGTAGTTCTAACAACTAGTCCAGGTGTTCAAGTTGCATGGGATGGAATTATATCTATCAATGGAACAATTCTGACTATTGATAACGCCTCCGGATCCACTCCGTTTTTAACAACACATACAATTAATCTATGGGTGGGTAAAAGTGCGTAAAACTTTCACTATTCAGGACCTTGAGTTATCAAGAATCAATAATCATTTTACGACTCCTTTGGTTACGGTAAATGAAGAAGGTGTGCCGATACCAAATCCGAAAATTGTCCTTAATGATTCTAAGCGTATTTTTGTTATTCTAGAAGTAAGAGCATCTGGTCCTTGGGCTATCGATTTTATGAATAACTCCGCTAAGGATAATGTTCAAAATTACATCAGGAATGGTAATGGTAATGAACAATTTACAGTTCCTTTTGCTGTTGAAAGTGCAACTCTAACCGGTATTTCAGAAGTTTCCGGTTATTTTATACCGGTATTTTAATGAATCGTCTCCGAGTAAAAATTGACATTTCGCTTGTGAATGAAAATGGCGGACTAACTCCCTTTCCGACAAAATCTATAGATTACGATTTTGAAGCGGGAAGTTTCGGAGATTTTTTTGATATAGATAACCGTGTAAGAGATACACAAGTAACTCCGATTCAAATGGATCTTGCACGTTACAAAATAATCAATGCGGTTTTTCTTTTTGCAAACTACATAGATTCCGATCCACAAAATGGGATCAAGGCAGGTGATCCTGCAAAAATACAATTTCAATCAAAAATTAATGGTGACTGGCACGAAGCAGAAGTCGTTGCTTTGGGTGGTTTTCAACCAGAACAACTTTTAATAAAAGCAATCGGAACAAGACGAATTCGAGTCACAGAGGTAATTTCAAGTGAGTGATTTCAATGCAATCGAAAAACGATCCTTTCTTAAATCAGCACAAATTAAGGATGTTGAAAGAGAAGGAAAGATGCTTAACGTCTTACTTAAGATCTCAAGTGAATCAAGAGATCGTCAAGGTGACATGATTCTAAAATGCGCATGGGATCATCCGGATGACAAGGAATATTTTAAAACCAAATCTTATGTAGATTGGAATCATCTTTCTTATGTTTTAACATTTTCGAAATCAGATTCTCCTATCAATCGCGCTGAAATAGAGAAAGCAAGACAGGGTGCGGTCCTTGGTCGTCCAACAGGTGAATATTTTTGGGAGAATGATGGTCTTTATTGTAAAGCAAGGATAAACACAGAAAACGAATTCATAAAACCGTATATACCTTTACTCCAAGACGGGTTTACTGGACTTGAGGCTTCAGCTGCAGGTGGTTTTTATAAACCGAAACAAGAAACAATTTCTAAATACGGCCCAAACACTTACGATCGAGCAAGAATTGGTCACATCGCTATCTGTCCACCTGGAGAGGCTGTTAATCCAGACACACAAATGGTTTTGATGAAATCTGTTCTGGCGCAAACTTTCAATTCAGGTCTTATCAGTTCGCCTCCGAGCGAAATTGTAGGTGGAAAAATCGAAACTCTTCCACCTATTCCAGGGACACTCAATGAAGCAATTTCAGGATACATTATGCAATCATGGGGATATAGAGATTACGTTTCTGATGCGCTTATCAAATATATGGAAGCCGGAATTTTAAAACAGGAATTCGAACCTATTCGAGATTTCATGGTTCGATACGGACTCAGCGTACAGGAAGCGAGCGGGCAATCCGCTAAACTGTTAGTTCATTTAGACCAAAAAGGTTAAGGAGCAATAAATGAAAGATAAATACGAAAAATGGAAGAAGGGTTTCTTGAGTCCGTTTATGAAATCAGAAACCGCTTCTACTCCTCCTCAGGATGATAGCGAAGATCAGGATGATTCCGAATCTGCAATTACTGACGAACTTATTTCAAAACTTCAGGCAGCGATTGAAAAAGGTGAAGTTAAAGTAGAAGAAGCCGCGATCAAAGAATGGTGCAAAGCGAATGGACTTGAGGATGAAGATTCTCAAACTGTTTGGGATACGATCAAAGAAATCGTCGATGAAGACATTCCATCTGGTAACGAACCAGACAAATCGATGCAAAAAGGTGGATTTGCTTCTTTGAAACTTAGAAGCGATCTTAAGCAGTTCAGCAAATCTTTAAACTCTTTTGGTAATAGATCTAAAGAACATGGTGAGGTTCTCGCTCTTTTAATCAAAGACAACGAAGCTTCGGAAAAACAAATCTCAGAGTTCAAGACCGAGATTAATTTTCTAAAATCGGAAATTCAAAAAATCGGCGGACTTCCACAGGATGGAAAAAAAACCATAACATCCATTGATCAGATTACAGATGACCAACTCGGCAATAGAGAACAGATCATAAAGATCCTTTTTAAAGGAGCACAGGAAAAGGTTCTTAGCATTGGAGATTTGCAAACTTACAAATCTCAAGGGATACTCACAGAACCTGCAAAATTATTTTTAAAATCTTCACAAGGAGGAAACTAGAAGATGAAACTTAAAAATATTTGGCTAGTTTTAGCTTCGTTTATTTTTTTGATGGCTGGGAACCTTTTAGGATTCGGAGACCCCTCTAACGTTATGCTAGGATTAGTTCCAGCAACGTTTACAGACATCAAACCTCTAACCGAATTCGCTAAAACTTTTAACGCAAACTCTCAAGGGATTACGGATGTTGCTGCTCTTACAAATGGAGCTGCCACAACCATGCACTCTTTAGATGAAGAGATGGTCCTATTTGCTCAAAATACCAATGACTACAGATTTCTAAATACGATGTATTACAAGGATACCAAATCCACTCTTAACGTCTATGGAAGAATTTTGGATTGGGGTGGAAATGGTGATTTCTCGTTTGTCGGTGAGACAGATGACGCGGAATTCAAAGATGTTATTATTGATAGAGTTGCAAAAGTTATTTCTTATCTAGCAGAAGGTTATGCAGTTTCTAAAGTTCTAGATATGTCTGACACTAATTCGAATAGCAATCCGGAATCGATGCAGATTGAAGGTTGTATCAACAGAATCATGAAAACTCTTTCCTATGCGTCATGGTATGGTAATAAAAGTATCAACGGACTCGAATTCGATGGTTTCGTAACCGAACTCGTAAAAGCTGGACAAGTTTTTGATGCAGAAGGTGGATTTCCGGATTTAAAAAGTATCAAAGAGTTGGCTGTGAATATTCGAACACGTTTTGGTTTCGTGAATGAATTTTGGTTACATGATTCCGTGAAGAATGTATTAGACAATTATTATGTAGGTGCAAAGGAATTTATTGCCCAACCTTCTAATGGCGATCCTTCAATTGGTTATAATATTCCAAGTTTGATTGGAGCTCCATTACGTAACAATAAATTGGATTTTAAAACCGATCTTTGGATTAATCGACACCTTGTTCCCCTCCCTACTTACAGAGACGCAAATAATATTGAAGTTCCCGGAAAAACAAACCCAAAAGCGCCTGATCAGCCAACGGCAACTGCGGTTATTTCTGGAGGAGCTATCTTCGGATCTAAGTGGAAGTCTGCTGACATTAAAGATTCGTCTAATGCTGATTCTAAAATCAGTTACAAAATCGTGGCATGTAATCGATACGGAAGGAGTGCGTCTTTTATTACAGTGACAACTCCAATTGCTATGGTTAAAGGAAGGTCCATTGTTTTAACCATTACACCAGCCGGATCAGGTGAAACTGCTAGTTACTATCAGATATTCAGGGAATCTCAACCAGGAAATGGGAAGTTTCACCTGATAGAACGAATAGCTAAGTCTAGTGGAGCAACAACAGTTTATTCCGACGTCAATGAGTGGATTCCTGGTTGCACCGAAGGAGTAATGGGTGATTTTAATGCGCAATCTCCTTTAAACCAAACAAGAACGTATCAGATGCTTCGGATGCTACCGCTGGTTCAGACAAAATTTTCCCCTAACGCGGTTTATCAAAGAAAGCTGGCTGGTATGGTCGAATTTTATGGCGGGCTTGTGGTATTGCAACCTTACCGTTTCTATCTTGTAAAAAATTTACCTACTTCAATGGCCGCAGCATAAAGAAGGTAAATTCTAAAAAAGTGAATTAAAGAAGGGCGGGGTTACTCTGCCCTTCTTTGTATATATATAAGGAATATGTTAATTACAAACTCAGAAGGGATTACGGATGTTGCTGCTCTTACAAATGGAGCTGCAATCACTAAAGACCCTATGTCTGTGTTTAAGAAAAATACTTATCACAAGGATTTCAAAAATTTCTTTAAAAAAAAATATAAGAAGTCAGATGATAAGAAAACGATTTGTGTAGATTTTGATGGAGTAATCCATTCTTATTTGAGTGGTTGGCAAGGGATCGATATTATTCCAGATCCTCCAGTTGAGGAAGCTTTTGATTGGCTTTATGACAATTCGAACTATTTCAATATTATAATCTATTCTTCGCGATGTTCTGATGTAAAAGGAATCGAAGCAATTAAAAGTTTTTTGAATACACATCAAAAAGAATGGCGACAATCAAGATACACACGAAATCTCGGTGTCCCAAAGGTAAGTAGATTTTCAGATTTATTTCAGTATTCTGCGAAGAAAATTCCAGCGCACCTTTATTTAGATGATCGAGGAGTTCAATTTAAAGGTATCTTTCCTTCGATAGAAGAGATTGAAAAATTTTGCTCCTGGGTGGATTCTAAAGAAGCCGAATTCTTTCATAAATCCCACGCCGCACAAGCTGGAGACAAAAGAACCTGGAACGATGGCCTACAGCACGAAAAACTTTCGAGTGGCGATTGGAAGACGATAGGCAAAGGAAGAGAGTCTTCTCAGAACTTTAAGCCAACTGGAAAAGTTCAGACTTCTTCTGGAAGTTCTAAATCCCATGCAGTTACACATGAACAAAAAGCTGTCGAAGTACTTGGTCGCTGGAAGGAATTTGAACAAAAAGCAAAAGAAAGAAATCGTGACCGGATTGCTCGGACTCCTCCGGAAAAACGAGTGCAACTAAATGACGTAAAGTATTCAGTTCCTGGAGACATTGTTAGGATCGAGCGACCAAACAGCGGAAAAATCAACCGAGGTCATATAGCTGAAGTTTTGGGTAAAGTTGACGATATGATCAAAATCAAACTTCCTTCTGGAAGCGAATTTCTTTTTGCACCCCATGACTTAGCTTATGCAAAATCTTTCGAAGCAAGGCCAATTTTTTCCTATCAGTTCTTAAAAAGTTCAGAATCAGATAACCCAAATATCCATACTTTTTCCGATGGAAATACTTATGAAAAAGAAGGAAATGGTTGGAGGTTAATTTCAAAAAATGAAAAGAACAATACTACTCCAGAAAAAGATAAAGAGTTCGTTGAAGAAGCAATGAAAGTAGGAGATAAAATTCCAGTTAAAGTTCTTAAGAATTATCCAGAACTTTTACAGGAATTTCCGGTATATAATAATCGGGTCAAATCAATCGAGGCACTTTCAAACAAATTCCTGAAAAGATGAAAGATTCTATTTTTGCTAAAATAAAATCTAACCCTAATATGTTTCCTCGTTTTTACGCGGTTCTTGGTGCAGCAGCAGTCGAAATACGAAACAAATGGGAATTTATGGCTGGAAAACGTGCTGAAGTTTCCGTCAAAAATGGCGGATTAGGTTGGTGGGGACAACAGTATCTTGCTAACGGACAAATCCAAATTAAACGAGTTGGTTTAGGATTTCGAATTTTTTATGATAGCAACTCGTCTGCTTATGATTTTGAAAAGATTGCTGAAAAAGGTCGTCGTGCTTTTGATATTGCCTCTTATTTACTTTCTAATTCTAAAAAAGTAAGAATTAATGCTAGGGGAAAGAAATTCCTGATTATTCCAATGAAAGGAAAAGAAAAGGAATCTGCCTCAACTGTAATGAAGATTCTTTCAACCTCAAAGGTTTCTTCTCCAATGGGTGGACAGGTAAAGAGGAATTCGTATTCGATTGAAAAAATTGAAAGTAAATCACGTTCGAACACTGTAAAGTTTCAGCAGTTAAATGAACGCGGTGGAAGTTCCACAACTGCGAGCAAGATGGTAGTGCTAACGGAGGATTCTAATTGGGAACCTTATCCAGAGATCAAAGGACAAAAGTTTGTTCAAAGAATGCAGGAAGAAGCAGATAGGGTCTTGAGAAGTTCGGAACTCTTAAAAAATCTTGCAGAAGCTTTAACTTTAGATTTAAAAGAACTATATTTAAAGAAGAAAAAGAAATGATACTTTGCCTTTATCAATGTGATCCGGAACAGAGAGTAATCGAAGAACTCTCAAAATTACTGGACGAGAGTGGATTAGAAGAACGCTCCATTGAATCCAAAGATATAGTTACTTACGGTCATCCCTTATATACTTTTGCAAGTTCGGGTGAAAATGCTAAGAATAGTTTTTTTCCAAAGGTCGGCATTGAATTTCAAAACGATGATATTTCAGCTGAATTAGGAATGAACCTTCAGTACTCTGATTATAATGATCAGATAAAACGTAAATTACAGTTTTATAGAGATCGCCATAATTCACAGTTTGAAAATCCTGATTTCAAACAATTTGATAAAGTTCTCAATGAAAATTTCAAAACTGTTGAATATTATACTAGTCGAGTTGACTCAAATGTTTTGATTACAGGATGGGGAGGTGGAGGAGTTTTAGGAAGACGTACAAGTAACGATCTTTATAAAATTGTAACAGCACTACTCCCTTTTCTGTTTGCAAGAATTTATAAAAACTACCGGGTTTCCGCACGTATCGATGGAAGGCTTCAGGCTAATATCGAAGCGCCTGAGATTATGCGGGGTTGTTGGGGATTTGAATTTTCGATCGTTATCTCACAGTTAGTTCGAGTTTATAAGTTTAGCAAAGAACCCTTCATCTCTAAAGCAGATGTTTATCTTGATAGAGGTAATGATGCTGGATCAACGTTTCAAGATGGAATTAAATTTCAGGCATTGCACGGAAAAATAAAAAATTATTCTTCTGATCCAAAAAAAATCTGATTGATTTTTAAAACAGTTACTTCTCTTGTCCCCAATCCATGGCAGGCAATACAACCCCTTCTGAAATTAAAATAAGCCCACTAGAAAAATTTATTTCTGAAACTTCGGAATTATCTCGTTATTCGATGGCACATACTTTCCGAATTTTTTGTGCTCAAAATTTCGATAAGTTCAATTCGCTAAAAACTGAGAAAGATGTAACTCAAGCTTATGATCTTTTTTTTCACGGATTGGAGCCAAAGAAAGAAGTTATAAATACGTCTGCAGAAGAAACCAAAGGTGGTTCTAAGTAATGGGAACTTCAGGGAGCGAATTTCAAGGAAGAGCTTACGTTGCTCCAGGAGCTCGTGGTAAGTTTCAAAGTATTGGTGCTAATCCAGGTGCTGGAACTGACAAATTTACTCTTGTGCTTATTGGTAAAGCCGCAAATGGAGTTTGTTTCAATGAGTCGTCTCTTAGAGATGATCAGCGATTCTATACTATATCAGGTGGAGTAAGTGGTTACAATCAGGCAAAGAGTATATTAGGAAGTGGTGAATTACTTCAAGCAATCAAGTTTGCTACTTTCCCCTCAATCGAAGATAATCTTGCTCAAGGTCCGCAACTTATTAAATTTATAAATATCTGTCCTAATACAAAGGCGTTTAATGACTTCACTACTTTAAAAACTAGTCAAACTCATAGGATTTCCTATCCAATACCTGGGCCAAATGGTAAAAAGGTTCGATTCTTTAAAAACTCCACAGACAAAACAATCCAAATCGGTAATGATCAAGGTATTCTGACTTCAAGGAGATTGGAGAAGATTGTTTTCACAATTTCTTATATTGGTAACGGTGCTTCTGCACTTCTAGAAATCGACGCTATAAATCTAAAAGTAACTTTAACCGGTGCTTCAGATAATTCTCAATCAATCGTAATCAAATTTGCTGATTATCCTACGATCGGCGAAGTTGTAGATCAAATCAATTCACAGGTTGGTTACGTTGCGACGCTTTTTGAATCTCCTGAATTTTTGGTTGCAAATCTTGATCATGTTGAAGCTTCCGAATCGATTTCAGTAAAAGCTCCAACGAATGTTTCGATTTATGCTGATTTGTTTATGGAACAAAATTTTATCGAAGGCACAGGTCTTGGTGAAGTTGTTTTGGGGACAGTCCGTAAGCCATTCGCTGGATCAACGATGTTTAAGTATCTTACTCAAGGTGGGCTTACTGGCACTCCTGTGTCTACAGATTTAAAAGACGCAATTACTTTCTCAAAAAAAATCTCTGGTTTATACCGAAACATTCTCTCTTCCACCCTTTCTGACAAAACATATTTTAAACAAGTGTGTTTTGATATGAACTCACCCGAAACAGGATCGGAAACGGTCGGAGGTTGTGGTGCAGATGGAATCATACCTATTCCACAAAGACAAGATGAAGGTCGAACACTTGGTACGTATTGGATGACCTATGGTTTGGAATCATTCTGTGATTTTGATATAAATGGAGTAGAACAAACGTTTCCTGGATATTATGTTTCTGTAATAGATAATGCAATTTCCGCTTCTAACTCTCCAAGAATTTCGCCTACCGGGAAGGCACTGAATGTACTTAAAAGTGCAGAATATATTTCTCGGGATCCGGCTGTTAGGGATGCTTGTATCAGAGCTGGTACTTTGATTTTAGATCAAAAACCTTCTGATAACTCATGGGTAATCGCCAGGTCTGTTACTACCGAGAGAAGAGATGATTTGATCTTAAACGAAAAGTCATCTGTTGCGACTGCACTTACAATGGTACGTGAACTTAGAGTTGGTTTTAACGCGAAATTTATTGGTCAAAGTATGGTCGATGATTCCTCTCCAGTTTCGGGAGTTCGTGTTCCGGACGTTCTCAACTATATTGAAGGAAAATTAGAGTATTTTGTTCAACAAGGATACCTTGTTGGTTCTGCAGCTCTCGGCGTTGAGGCATACAAGAAAAATTTCTCCATTCAAGTTGAAGGGGATACTTGGTCTTTCTTGGATCTTGAAGGAAACGTTACCACTCCTTTAAATTTCATTTTTTACATTCTTTCTTTAAAACCATTAAGAGGTAAGGCATAACATGGCTGATCCACAACTACCCGAAGATCTCCCTGATCCGTCAATACTCGTTGGCGCAAATGCTGAAGTCTATATCGATGGAAATGTCGTCGCATATATCAACGAAATCGATATAGACGAGAATTATAATCAAACTTCAATTTATGCGATAGGGGATTTTTTTCCAAAGACCACAAAACCAATGCGTTTTGAAGGAGATTTGACAGGAAAAATTTATATCTTAACTGATGATAAAGACCCTGGTACTGTTAAAACATTACCCGATCTTTCGAATATCATTACCCATAGAGGGAATCTTCTTGAATTTAGAGAAAAAGGCACTAACCGTAGAATTCTACGTGCAATTTGTAAATTAAATTCACGTAAAACTGGGATTAATACGGATACCCCAGGTGCTTCCAATATTTCTATGAAAATTCTTCGAATTCAGAAAAAGGAGGCTTATAACTAATGGGTCTGTTTCCAGGAGTAGAAAGAAGTTTTACCTTTGAATTAGAGGGACACGCTTTTGCAGGGAATTTCCCGCGAAGAAGTGAAAAACGAGATATTGAAGTAGAGGTAGCTCAAAGATTGAATTTTGTCCCACTCGGTTCAATTTCATCCAACGTTTATACATTAGAATTAATGTGTGTGACTTTGAATAAAATATTTACGACAAAACCAAAAGAATTGGATGGAATTGATTTTGCCGATTTACCTGATCAGGTCATTTTAAAAATCTGGGAAAAATATCGGTCACTTGAAAAGTCCTACGAGGATCAGTTAAAAAAAAATAACCGATCCCCATTATCTAAAAAAACTGATTCAGTCGAATCGAACCTTCTTTTTGGATCTGTATCTGCTTCTAGATTATCGGATCTTGCCGAAAGAGTGGACGAACCTTGATGATATTGAACCAGAAGAGAAACTTGCATTAATGTATTCTGATTCTTTTGTATCTGATCGTTTGGACAGATTCAAGAAGACATTTGATATTCAATTGGAAATTGATTCTGTAAAATCTGAGAGTTACAAATCCTTCCTCGAAAAGTGGCAAATTGAGTCTTGGCCCGAAGGTCGTGCGAGGTCACTTGGCGAAGCAATTAAAAAAGAAAGAATTGCAAATCTAGAAAAATTAAAGGAGAGAATTTGAATATGGGGAGGAAATCAGTTGAGATTAATGTAGATACCCTTGCTAAAAGAATTTTTGACAGATTATCTCCAGAGATGCGTGCTGAATTCGAACGCCTAAAAAATACTCCTACGGTTCCAACAGCAGCCGATCCGCCCTCTTCTTCTCGAAAAAATAGTAAGAAAAATAATAAAAATAAAACTGCAACAGAAGGTTATCAGACTGGGGATAACACTGGAACTGGGATCGAATCCGATATTAACGAATTACGTTCAGGAAGATTTTCCGGAATTATTTCCAGAAAAGTTGATTCTATGAAAAGATTCAAAGAAGCTTTCAAAGATTTTCATAATAATAGAAATAAGAAAATAAAAGATGACTTTTTTCCAAAAATGCCAGAAGGATTAGGGCCAGGCGATGTTGGTGGTGGGCGATATGACAAGCTAATTGTAAGGGAAGCTAAGATTGATAAAATTGTAGGTCCTCTAGGTGGTAAACCTGGCGATGGTGGAAAACCTAAATTTCTCCCTCCATCGGGATTTCCAGAGGACGGTATTCCAAAACCAGCCGCGTCTCCACAGACTGAAAATAAATCGTCTATGCTATCTAAAGTTGGTGCTGCTATCGCACCAGCCGCGTTTGGTGTAGGAGCTGTTGCGGGTGCAGCAGCTTCAATTATATCCTCTATGGCTGGTATGTATCAACAAACCATGCAATCACAAGATTCTACATTAGATGTATATGATGGATACAAAGGCGGTGGAGGGGATTTGATTCGAAACGCTGAACTTGCACAAATTGGTGTATCTAGAGCACGAATGTTTGATGGTGATGCACAAAAAGCAATAGATGATATATCCAAAAATAAATTAGGAATTCAGTTTGGGCTTTCCCAGGGAATTGGTGGAGCCCAGGGTTCAGAATTATTTGCGAAATTAAAGAAATACGGTTCATTTGACGAAGATAGCGAATTAAAAAAGATATTATCAGATGCAATTCGATCTAGATTTTCGGGCTTAAGACAGTCTGAATTTTTTACAAACATTGCATCTGCATCTGAATCCGCATACAACTCGGGAATGGGAACACAAAGTGCCGCTGATATAACCAGAACATTTTCAAATATAGCTGGTTTAGGAATTCGTGATAATCGCGTAAATTCCGTTTACCAAAATCTAAATGATAATGTATCTAAAAACGGAAACTTTTTTAATTCGGTTTTAGTAAGCGAGCACATGGCTTCAGGTAAATCCGCACTGGAAGCAAAATCACTGGCAGAACGTGGAATTTCGAATAAAGAAAATGTGAAAACCATTCGAGATTTTATGTCTAGTCTTGGACTTAGTGACGATACAAAGGGTTTGCTACTCAATCAGTTGGGAATCACTACAGCGACCGAATCGTTCGATATGACCCAAGGCGAAAAACCTAAAATTAAAGATTTCTTTAATTTGGACAATGAGACGTCAACCGATGAGAGTGGAGCCGCTGCATTAAATAAAATTTCAGGTGTTCAGGGACAAGCTTATAGAGGACGGGCAAACGAATTAGATGACATAATCGCTGGAAAAGATAAAGACATTAAAGATTTATTTAAGAAAGCAAGTGATACACAAGATATGGTATTTGATTTATTAGTAAAACTAAGTGAAAAAGCAGCAAAAAAAGTTCGAGAATTAGAAAGTTATTTCTAATCAAGTATTTTTATCATTGACCAGTGGTTATTGAATTTTAACCCTACTCATGTCTTAAGGGGGTCAGTTATGAAATATTCTGTTTTTATTCTATTGTTAATTACGCTTTCTTTCTCTATTTACTCTGATAACCAAACAGTTAACAATGATCCTTCCGAATTACAGCAAGAAAGAAAAAATAAACAAAGGGATGAATATCTAAAGGTCATTAAACTCTTTCAGACTTTGAAACAATATAGATTTAAGCATGGGGATAACAATCTTCTTAAAGATAAGAAAATCAAAGGAATTGAGAAAGAAATTGAGTCTCTAAATATAAAGTTAAAAGGGGCTTCTCTTGCTTTATCAAATGCAATTGCAGAATCTGTTGAGAGAAAAAAGGATTCAGGAAAAAACCTAAATAAAAAAACAAATGAGTTTATAATTGAATATGACGCAAATGAAAGAGCAAACAGAGATATATCAGATTATAATGGAACTGGTATGTCCAGTGATGAGATTCTGGATATAGTTGATATGATTGATCATATTGAAATTAAAATAGTAAGAACAATACAATCAGAGCAAGAAGCTATTGATATAAAAATTGGTGAGCCATATTTGGTTTCAGGAAAAATTGATAAGATTAGAATCAGCGATGCTGGTAGGAGTATTAATCATTACGGAATTTACTTATATATAAAGTAGACATGTCTTAAGGGGGTCAAGATGAAATATTCTGTTTTTATTCTATTGTTAATTACGCTTTCTTTCTCTATTTACTCTGATAACCAAAAATTAAGCATAACTGAATCACCACAGGATTATAGCAGTGAGTACAGACAAAAGGAATATCTAGAAATTATTAAACTCTTTGAATCACTATTCAATAAAGAATATAATGATGATATTCAAAAAGAAGTTGAATCACTTTTTAAAAGTTTCAAAGGAAAATCCCTTACTTTTTCTTCTTTGAAACGGGAAGGTAGTATTCATAAGTTATCAAATACTTATGTTTTTACAAGTGGATATAACGATTCCTATTTGAATAGACTTAAGAAAAATTCTAAGAACAAAAAAGAGTTATATTTAACAAAATTTTCTTTTCCATCGATTTATAAAAATACAGGATACAATGAAATTCCGGATGATATAGATAAGTATATATCTGAAAGACCTCACCTAAAAATAGTAACGATTGCTGAAATGGAAAGAGAAGCTTTATATTCAATACTTAATGAAGGTTATAAGAAATATGCAATTTCCGGTAAGATAGATCATTTACAATATCAAGATAATCCTCGTAGGTTACTTATTTTTATAAAGTAGTAGAAGATTCTTGGGGTTGAACAAAAAGCTTAGGTGCTTTATTGA